GCTTAAACCCGGCGCACAGTACGGCTTCCTGCTTCTGGCCGCTGTTTTCTCCGGCTGGCAACGTTGGCATCACACCGGCTTCGCTGTACACCCGCTTGCTCTGGCAATCCCACGGAGTAAGACAGTCCAGACCGGCGCAGACCGCCGGACGGTCAATGGTGTTCAACGTATAGCAGACATCTTCTTTCCAGCCTTTCCCGTTGCATCCGGCGGTATCAGCCCGGGCGATTGCGTTTCCTTGAAGGCATATCACCGATCCGGCGTCTTTGCCTGCTCCACCAGCACCGCTTTCAGCACCGGTGGCAGGGCCTTCCCCCTCCGCTCCGCTCTCCGCAGGATACCCTGACATGCTTTGCCGGTTAAACAATATTTCCCATGCGGTGTCGCCTCCAAAATCTGCGACAAGCGCGATTCTACGGCGACGTTGGGGGACTCCCCAGTGTTGCGCATCGAGAACTCGCCACGCAACGCTCCATCGTCCTCCCACTTCATCGTGGTATCCCCCCCAGGTGTTCCAGCCTTTTTCAGGCACTTCAATATCGGGGGCTTCCGGTTCTGCGATGCGGATGGCTTCTTCGAGGACGGCTGCGAAGTCTTTTCCTCCGTTGGAGCTGAAGGCTCCGGGAACATTTTCCCAGACCATATACCGAGGTCGCATAAACTCACCTGTTCGCCCCATTCTTCTGTCACGGTCTCTCATCTCCTTGATAATCCGTATTTGCTCCATATACAGGCCGGAACGCGCCCCGGCAAGCCCCGCCCGCTTTCCAGCAATGGAAAGATCCTGTCTAACAAGGTGAACCACCTATCACACAATCCACGGGTTCTACTTCATTTCCGCAAATTTTTGTGACATCTCCATAATGCTTCACCTAAATCACCCCCTCTTGCATTTTCAAATAATCGTCGCGTTTTCTTTCCCTCCGCAGCTTTCGTTTGCACCGACTTAGAAAATCCGCGTCCATGTGCATCTCCCGGCAAATGTCCGCCGGGTCTGTCCGTGCTTCCAGCAGCTCCCGCAGCTTCTGCATTTCCGCTTCCCGTAGAAGGGGCGGCCGCCCGCCGCGGCTGGTAGTCCGACCTCCGCCCGCGCAGTTCACGCATTCCGCATAGGGGCAGTGGTTCAGGCAGTAGTCGATCTGGCTCTGCCGGTCATGGGTGCATATCTCGATCCGGTCTTTCCCGTCTGCGCTGTCCCATGGCAGCACAGCCCGCACGATCACAGTTACGGTCTCCACCGGGCATATCTCCTTTCCGTTCATACCTCCCGCACGGTGATGTGCTTCATATCCTGCATCATTTTCGTCTTCATGCGGTAGGTCTTGTCTTTTTTCGTAGAAGGGCCTTTTACGTCCTCCACAACCAAATGCCATGTGCCGTCCTTCCCCCGCTCCTCATAGGAGAAGTCCGCCCGATACGTCACGGCGCGGCTTCGGTCGCCGTTGGCCGTGATGTAGCTTTCCTTCAGCGTGAATTGGGGTTGAAGCCGCAGGTCCCGGATAGCCCCGGCCTTGCTGAGCAATACCAGTTCGTCATACCGGGCCGCCTCCTTGCGGCTGTCAAAGGTGTGCTCCGTTCCGTTGGGCAGGGTCCGGGCGGTGGGGTGGTTGTGGTGCTTGCGCTTACCCTCCGCCGCCGCTTCCGCCTTCCCCTTCTCCTCCACCACGAACCGGGCCATTACCCTGGCCGTCCGATCAATTTGCTGGGTCTGCATCTGCTGCTGTACCTGCTTCCGGTATCGCTCCGGCAGGCTGTTCAGGTCATCCAAACAAACACTCATCGCTTTTCCTCCTGATACTTCGGGCAGTCCAAAACCTGCACCCGCTCCACCATTCCGTCCCGCTCCATGCGGGATCTCCGCCGGACCTTCCAGCCGGGAACGTCCTCAAAGCGGACCTTTCCGTTTTTTTCGTCCACCCGGCTCCATTCGCATTGCCCATAGGCAAGCTTGCAGGACCAGCACTTGTGCAGACTGTTGGAGGGGTCCTCCTTCTCCGCCTTCGTACTGTATCTCCGCATACAGCTTGCCAGCGTAAAATTACCTGCCATCCCCATCGGCCTTTCCCCGGAGATAGGCCATCACCTCATCCCGGCTGCGCCGCTGGGGCCGTACCGCGTCCTTGAACCATTCCGGCGGCTTCACCGCCTCGGCTTCCGGTTTCGCTTCCGCCGCCAGCAGGGCCTTTTTCTCAGGCGCCGCCAGCTTCTCCGGCTCCGGCCCGGTGCCGATACGCTGTACCAGCGCCCGGACCTCCGCGGGCAGGGCGTTGATTTCCCGTTCCCGCGCGGAAATGGCCCGATAGCTGCGCTGAAAGTTGCTGGATACTACGCTGTGCACCGTCTCCGTGTCCATCCGCGCCCACTCCCGCAGCGTGTTGGGACTGCCCACGATCCGCTGTACCACCGGCGGAAACTTCTCAAATTCCTCCTCCGCACCGTACAGCCCGTTTCGGATGGCTCTTGCCACCAGACCCCACGCCTCGGCCTCCGTCATTTCCGGTTTCGCCGTCAGCAGCCGCAATTTGGCCTTTACCTGGCCGATGGTGGGCGGAAAGCCCTTTTCGTCGCTTTCGATCACGCTTTTTACCGCCGCCGCCACCAGCGCCACCTCGTCATGGGCAAACATATCCGCCCACAGTTTGATGGCGTTGCGCATATCCGGCCCGGTGGTGCTGCTGTAAAACCGGGGATAGGCCGCCGTCAGAATATCCATGATGATGCCTGTCTCCTGTCTGGTCATGTTGTGCGGCCCTCCTCCGCGTCCATCTCCGCTGCCAGCTCCGTCCAGCTTTTCCGGGGCTTGTCCGTCCGGGATGCCGCCGGGGCGGCCTTTCCTTTCCCGCCGTCCCGGCCTTCCCATGTGAGGAACTTCTGCTTCCAGTTCTTCACCGGATTCCCCTTGCTGTCCCTCCACGAACGGCCCTGCGCGTCCGGGGTGTTAAAATACTCAAAAAACCGACGGGGGTCCACCGTGCTCTGCCGGGACGCGGCGTAGGCTTCCACCTCTTCCAGCGTGGGCGGCACAAATTTCACCGCCGTCCGCTTTCCGCTCTCCGGTGCCTTTGGCTCACTGGGGGCACCGCCCCCCATATCTTCTGAACGTAGTGAAGAAGATATATCTTCTATATCTACTTCTCTTTCTTCTTCTGAAACAGCGACAGGTAGCGACTGGTCGGCATGGCGGTCGAGCGATGTGTCAGACGATTTTTCGATCAGCAGCTTTTGGTTGGCCCGCCGCTTTGCCTGATAAATCCGGTCCCGCTCCTTCTTTTTCTCGTAAGAATCTAACGTCTGGTGCTTCCCCCAGTTCGGGATCGTGATCACATCGTCTACAATCTCAATCATGTCGAACTGCTCAAAGGTCCGAAGGGCCATCCGTACAAGGCCAATGTCCCGCCGGAAGATGGACGCCAGCATTTCATCCGTGTACGCAATGCGGTTGTTCAGAATAAACACGCCGCTGTTGTTCTGCTTCCCGGCCAGCACCAGCAATTTGAACCAGATCACGATGATGCTGTCCGCACTTGGCATGGATTCGATCATCAAAACCTTTTCATCGTCAAAAATGTCCGTGGTAATCTTGATCCACTTCACGTCACTTGCCATGGCTTCGCTTCATCCTTCCTAAATCTGCGGTACATAATCGTAAGGTTCGTCCTCTTCGGGCTGTTCCCACGGCAAAACGGCATCCTCCTGACTGTCAAGGAAACCCGCCTGACTGCCGCTGTGTTCCATGGGTTTCGCCGGTTCGGAAGCGGGCGTTTTCCCGCTTCCAGCCGCCAGCAGTTCCAGCACTGCCGCCATCACCGTCTGCGGAGCCACGAACTCCGCATGAAGCTCGCTCCACTCCTTCTGTTCCCCGTCACGGGTGGTGTAGCTCCGGGTTTTCCACACGCCGCACACCAGAACGGCATCTCCCTTTTCCAGACACGATGCCATGCGGGTCACGTCATCGTCCCCCACGGCGGACACGTTCATGAACTCGCCCTTGGCGTACTTCATGCCAAATTCCGCTTTCGGTGTCCCCTTGGCGGTGGCCCCGATCTTGACCTCGCGGGTCACGGTGCCGGCACACATCATGTACCGGCTCCCGTCCTCATCCCGCGTCTTAATGGAGATCAGCATGGTTCCTCACCTCATTCTCCAAAGAAGGTGGCCGCATAGTCCATACCCTCGTTCTGCGCCTTCTGGGGTTGCTCTGCGGCCTTTTCGGCCTTTGGGGGTGTAACCATACCGGATTCGCTCTCCGCGGTCTCCTGATGGGCTTCCACAGCCGCAGGCGCGGTCTCCACCACTTCTCCGGTAGATGCCACCGTGCGCTCCGGCATGGGCATATCCGGGATCATGCCCTCGTCCTCGGCGCTGGCTTCCTCCATGAGCTGGGTCTTGACCTCCGGGGACAGGGGCGCGTAGCCGCTGTTCAGCAGCTGCCGAAGAATCGTCTTGCGGCACATCCGGTCCTGCCCGCCGTTGGGATCGTACCAGGGGGAACCGTTCAGCAGCTTTTCCACGTCCTTGGGGTTCATCTCCCCGCTCTGCATGGCCTTGAACTTCTCATAGCTGAACGCCTTGGAGTACCGGTCCGCATGGCGCAGAAGCCGGTCCATGGGCCAGTATTCAAAACGGAAAGTGCCGTCCTTCAGCTCGTAGTAGCCGTAGTAGCCGATGATGGGCTTGCTCTGCCTCTCCTCGTCGCTCTCGTACTTGGCAAGGTTCACAATGGGCTTGCCCGTCCGGCGGCTCCGCCCCTCGATCTCGCCCTCACGAATGTCCGTGCAGTCGATGTCGGCATAAAACCCGGTGGACATGGCAAGCTGGATGTAGCCCTTGTAGCCCAGAATGTACGTTGCGGTAGTCCCGTAGGGCACCACATAGTAGCCATGGCCGAAGATCAGGCCCATGCCCTCACCCCGAAGTGCCGCCGCTACAATGGTGCTGGGTTCACAGGCTCTCAGCTGTTCGCTGGCATTCACGGCGGAGATCAGGGTGGAGGTCAGTCGCGCCGCCGCCTTGTCGCTCCGCAGAGCGCTCTGGATCATCTTCTGCATACTGGGGGCCGCAATGGCCATGGAAAACGTGGGCTTGTCCCGCTGGGTCTGGGTCGCAAAGCTGTTTGTTGCCTTCATGACAAAATTCCTCCCTTATTCAGTCTGCGCGGCCAAAGGCGATGCCGTTGGCCAGCATATAATCCCGCAGTCCGTTCAGCTGCTCCACAGTGCCTGTCACCCGGAACGAAAGGGTGACGGTCTGCGGAGCCGTGCGCTTCGGCTGTACCTCCGCCGCCGGGGCCGGTGCCGGTGCTTCCGTCTGAATGGCTCTGGACGCTAACACGGCGGCCTGCACCCGCTCCGCTCTGGCGGCTTCCTCCGCCGCCCGCGCAGCCTCGGCCTGCTGTCTGCGCTGTTCCTGTTCCGCCTTCCGCTGTTCCTCAATCTCCTTCACCCGCTTGAGCGCCTGATCCTTTTTCAGCACCGTGGGCAGATCGTGGCACTGCTTGTACTCTTCCAAGAGCGTGGTCTCGAACTCGCTGTTCAGCCCGCGGATGGCGGCAATACTGCTGTCGCACTTGCTGATCGCCACCAGAATGTCCTTGTGGGCTTGTTCCTCAGAATAGGTGGCATTGCCCCACCGCTTGTCCAGAACCGCTTCCCACGGGAGAAATTCCGCAAGTTCTCCGATGCGCTCATCAAAAAAGGCCCGGATAGCGTCCAGTTTCTCCGTGCGGCGCCGCTCGTCAAAGGTTTTGATCTGACCGTCCAGATTGGCGGCGGATTCGTCGCAAAGGGCCGTCAGCGCCTTGCACTTCCCCTCAAAGGGGGCGTAGCTGGCCAGCGCCGCCGCCTTTGCCATCTTGCGGCACTCGTCGATGCGTGCGGCCACGGAGCGGATGTTGGCCCGGTACTTCTTCGCCGCGGCGATGCCGTCCTCCGTCACCACCATGCCCCGGTACGGAGCCAGATTCTCTTCCAGCCACGCCTGACACTCTTCAAAGTTGGCAGAAATGTTAAACTCCTTCAGCGGCGTCAGGTCCGTGGTAATGGCAAATTCCATGGCACTGCTCATGCGTCCGCATCCTCCTGTTCTCCGGTATCATAGGCCGTGATCTCCTTCAGCAGCGGCATGATCCGCTCGTCCACACGGCTCTCCGGCACGTTGATCTCCACCACCATGGCCCGCTTGTCTCCGCCCTTGGTGGGGGCCATCACCTTGTCCCCCACCGTCAGCGGCATCGCCGTCCGGTAGGTAAATGCGTTCCCTGCGTATGCCTTGTGCAGGGGCTTGTAGTAGCGAATGTTTACCAGCATCATGCCTGCGCCTCCTTGTCATCGTCCTCTTCTGCGCAGGAAATGATCGACAGAAGAATTGCCAAATCCGGGAATTTTCTGCAAATACGCTTGACCTCAAGCAATGTCCGGTGAATCAGATTCACCAGCACATTCACGTTGGAGGTGGAAATGGCGCTGCATACCTGCGCATTCGCATCGTCCACAGCTACGCAGATAAAAGCCGCAGGGGTTTTGTCCATCAAAACCTCGCCGGTTTTGATGTTCCTCACCGTGATGTGAACCTCGTTCTTTTCCATATTCATGTCTCCTCGTCTTTCTTAAATTTTTCGGAGTTGTGCGCTTCATAAAATCAAGGTCTGGGCGGGCATCGTCCCCGCCTCCACATGGTCCCAAAAGTCCGTTTCCTGTTCCAGCAGCCAGTTCAGGTCCGCCTCGTGCTCCCGCCGCTCAAAATCGTAGCGGCGCAGGGTGATATTGCCGGACAGATCATAGAGCGCCGCATAGAGCACGGCGAAGTCATACCCGGTGGCAAGCAGCTGGTGAAGGATCTGCGTGAAATAGTTCTCAGGAACCTGATCCCGCCATTTCGCCCAGTCGATTCCCCGGCTCACCGTCGAGGTTTTGATCTCCAAAATGCCCTTCCGTCCGGTGTCCGTCTCCGTCAGTTCTCCATCCAGCGTGGCAAAAAGCCATGGGCGGTCGCTCTGGTAGAGAATGTCATAGGCACCGTAGTAAAGCTCGTAGCCGGGATACTGCGCCATGAAGAAGTCCCGGATTGCCGGTTCCATTCGCCGCCCCAGCTCCACGGCCTCGTTGCCGCCGAGATCAGGCGCGGCTTGCGCCCCAGTTTTCTCCTTCCACAGCGTCAGCGCCGTTTTCCATGGGCTTCGCCCAATGGCCGCCGCCGCCTCGCTGCCACCGATGCCACGGCCCCGGCCTGCCAGCCATTGCGGCCGGTCCGGGAAAGTCAGCCGTACCAACTCACCCATTTTTCAGTTCCTCCCAATACCCCATCACGGTTCTGGCATAATCGCTGTGCCCCGGATGGCCGCTGTTGTAGGCCGTCAAGGCGTTCTCTACGTCATACCGGCTTAAAAGCTCCGCCATGTAGTCGCAGGCCACCCGGAAATTTCCGAAGGGGTCCATCAGGTCTGTGACCCCCAGCCGCTCCATCCGGGCCTTGTGCCACCGGGGCTGTACCTGGCAGTAGCCCCAACTGGCTCCGCCGTCTCCCTTCACGTTCCGGTAGCCGGTCTCCTTGCGGATGATCGCCAGCATCAGCGTGTACTCCACGCCGCTTTCCTCGCAGGCCGCCCGGAGATAGCTTTGCAGGTCTCCGTCCAGTGGAACGTCATCCCGGAAATACCCGCTGTCAAACAGCGCCGCTTCGATCTTCTCGTTCTCGTAGTCCTCCTGAACCGGCGGGGCTGTCTCAGGGTCCAGTTCTTGCCAGAGGACCAGCGAAGCGTACTCCGCCGCCGGGGTATCGTCCCCGGCCAGCCGTCCCGCCGTCACGGTCGGTGCCTCCGGCTCCGGCTTCCCGCTCTCCCGCGTCAGCCACAGTGCTGCCAGAACCAGCGCCACAGCGCCCCACAGCAGCAGCGCCTTGCGAATGGCCTTCCGTCTCCGCTCCGCAGCTTCCCGCCGTGCCACGCGAAGGGCGTTTTCCAAGTGGGCTTCCCACGCGGCCTCCGCCTCGTATTCCTCAAAGGTTTTCATCAAATTTCCGTCTCCTTACAGCAAAAACAAAAAGCGCCGCCGAATAGACACCGGTTCCCCGGTTCCATCAGCAACGCTCTGCTCCTCTGCCCCAACGCTTAGGGGCAGGCATCTCATTCACTTTTCCCATAGGCTTACTTGATCTCGTCCCGCCGGATGCGGATCACCTTCACGCCGTCCTTCACCGGGATCAGTTCCACACGGTCCCCGTTGGTCAGCGCCTTTTCAATGGCTTCCAGCGTCTTTGCGCTGATATGCGTTGGTGTCATGGTCCTCTTGCTCCCTTCGTTAATAGCGGATGGCATCCCGCAGTTCCTCAATGGGAATGTCCAGTGCGCGTCCCAGCTTCAGCAGTTCCTTCAGCGAAAAGTCCTGCGGGGACTTCTTCCGAGACCGTAGGGTCTGCGGCGTCATGCCCGCCTTCTCCGCCATGGTGCCCACCGGCATCCCCATGGCGGCCTGTCTGCCCCACAGCAGTGAGATCAAAACCTCGTCATTGGGCTTCCGCCCCAGCTTTACACGCGGCATCCCGCCGCCCCCTTTCGTGATTTAATACTCCATCCCCCGCTCTTTTGCCATGCGGATCACCTTCTGCTTCAGCAGCGTTTCAAATACTGGCCGCAGCTTAGGGTCTCTCGCGATCACATGGAGTTTAGAAACGCCTTTGCACTCCGTAGCCGTAGCCCCGGCGTTCTTCATGCGCTTGCGAAGCCGTGTCTGCCGGGTTTCCAGATCCACATGGCCGACCCGCTCCACGTCCTCATAGAGTTCTGCCCGGAATGTCTGGTGATTCGTCTGAAATCGTTCGACTGCCGTATTGATGGCTTTCTGTGCCTTCTCCTGCCACCCGTCCTCGGCCAGAAGGGGCGCCGCCATTACATCCATCACGCCGTCCAAAATGGCCTGCTTCTGCTCTACGGCTTTCAGCCGCCGCTCCTGCTCCACGAGATATTGAGCCTGTGCTAAAAGCTGTTCCGCCCCACTCAAACTCTTTTTTACTCGGAAATAGCCCTTGACGAGTTCCCGTTGGACTTCCCACGCCAAATCGTCGGTGAAGGACTTCACCAGCATGAGATAGCCGGATTCTGTAATGAGGGTGACGCTCTCCGGTGTGCCGCCCTGCGGACGCTGAATACCAAGCGTCCGAATTTCGGACGGCTGGTTCAAAACAAAGAAATCTTCACCCTCGATAAAGTGTTCGCGGTTATCGTTGAACCGCTTTCGGGCGGTTCCGTCCGGTCTGCCATGCACGGCGTCAATGTCCTTGAAGGTGACAACGCGCACGTCCTTATGCTCTTTGACCGTGATCGCCACATCATTGATGGTCTGCAACTCATTCATTCTCAGGAACCTCCTTCCCGCAGGTCTCCAAGATGCACCGCTCCAACACCGGAAGGGGGACCCGGTACATCGCCGCCAGCGTGGGCCGGACCTTTTTCGCAGGTGCCCACTTGCCGGTCTCCCATTTGCTTACAACCGTCTGGCTCAGCATCAAGGCCGCAGCCACGCCCTCCTGCGTCAAAGAAACATTGCGCCGCAGGTCTCTCAACGTCATTTTCTCACTTCCTCTGCTCAAAATCTCATAATTACTGTGTTTTTGCTTGACAACCTCATAAAGTGACGATACAATAAAACTGCCAGAAATATTGAAAAACGCCGCTCTATGAGGGGCCAAGCTGTTGTGCTTTGCCTGAGCACAAATATATGATACCTCGTTAATAGTGAGAAGTCAACTCGAAATCTCGTTTTTAGTGAGATTTGGCATTATAAACATTTTATGAGGGTTTGAATTATGTTTTTTGACCAATATGAAATGCTTTGTCGAAAAGCAAAAAAATCGCCTAACGGTGTCGCAAAAGAAATCGGCTTTTCATCGGCATCCGTTACACAATGGAAAAATGGGGCCGCTCCGCGCGAGGATACACTGAATCTGATTTGCAAGTATTTTAACGTTGAACCCGGCTATATTCTTGGCTACACGCCGGATGCTCAAGTTGACATGACCAAATACAGGATCGAAAAACTCACAAAAAAGTGGGCTAAATGCAAAGACGAAGATGAACGGCAGGATCTTGCCGTGGAGATCGACGGCCTGCGGGAATCCCTTCATGACCTGACCTTTATCCAAACCATCGAGGCTGCGGCTGATGGTCAGGCCAAAAAAAATACCCGCCCCGCCAAAAGCGGGACGGGCAACGCCTACGCGCAGTCAATTTATGATTTTGTCGATTCCTGCGAGGCTGACCAGCTGGCCGACCTTGCGCAGTACGTTGAGTTTTTAAAAAGCCGTCAGGGGAAGCCCACTACCTAATTTCCGGTTTCCAGCGGTGCGCCGAACACCCCGCATTGAATAGCTTCCCACAGCTTTTTCATGCTTTCATCCGACAGTCCTTTGATCTGGTGTTTTAATTCATCACGGAGACCCGCGTCGGTATGAAGGTCCGCTCCTGTTGATTCCATTTCTACACATACAAGTCCTTTCTCCCCACCCATTCCGTTTTTCTTCCTTGCCCCCTAAAGCTGTGATGGAGAGCCGCCGCCCCAGCCACGAAAGCGGCGGCCCGTTAAGACCTGCTGCTTGGGGGTGCGGTAGGTCTGCTTTTATCGTACCATCAAAGCCTCAAGTTTGATAGTCTTAATACACACGATTTCGGTGTTGATACACACAATTCCGGTTGCTATTTCGTACATTTTGTCAATTTTCAACAAGGAGGTGCTCTTCGTATGCTGTCATTGATTGATCAGTGCCGCGCGGCAAAAGAGGAAAAACACATCACGAACAAGGAAATTGCGGACGGCAGCGGAGTTCCTCTCAACACGGTGAACAATATGTTCCGTGCCACCACCCATTCCCCTACGCTGGAAACTCTCGGCCCCATCTGCGCTTTTCTCGGTATTTCCATTGACCAGTTTTTGGGGATGGAACCAACAGAAGATTCTCCGCCCCCGGAAACCATAGAGGAAATCGTAAGCCGGGAACTGGATGTCTACCGTCAGGAGATCAACGGCCTGAACGCCCAGAACGAACTTCTCCGGGAATTTGTGGAACGTCAGTCCCACGGCATCCGCAACCGGGACCGTCTTTTGCGATGGATGTTGGTCCTGCTGATCTGCACCCTGGCTTACGCCGCATATCTGGATTTGCACTGTCTGGATTTCGGTTTCTTCCACGGCTGATACACACGGGAGGTGTGCGCATGAAATGCAAAAACTGTAAGCGCGTCATTGACGATGATTCTATCTTCTGCAAGTGGTGCGGCGAACGCCAGATCAGGGAGCGCAAAAAGAAGGACGAGATCAAAGTCCCCTCCCCCACGCAGCTTCCCTCCGGTATGTGGCGCATCCAGCTTCGTCAGGAAAAGCAGTCCATCACGGAAAAGACACCGGAGCTGTGCACGGCCAAGGCCATCGCCATCCGCGCCGGCTTCCTTGAGGTCAAAAAGCAATCCGTTGAAAAGGGGCTTACCCTGCGCACCGCCATTGACCGTTATATTGACCGGCGGCAAAACTCCCTTTCCCCGACTACTATACGGGCCTACCGCATTGTCCAGAAAAACCGCTTTCAGAGCGTGGCGGACCTGACCCTCCACAATGGGATCGACTGGCAGAAGGTCTGCGACAACGAGGCGCCCCTGTGCAAATACAAGACGCTGAAAAACGCTTGGCTGTTTGTCGGCTCCGTTCTGCGGGAAAGCGGTCTGGATGTGCCGAAGGTCAAGCTCCCCCAGCAGGAGATCCACGAACGGAAATGGCTGGACCCGGACCAGATTCTCACCTTCTGCGACGCCTGCCGCGGCAACCGCATTGAAACGGAATCCCTGCTGGCCCTCATGAGCCTGCGCCGCAGTGAGCTGCTGGCTCTCCGCTGGAAGGATGTCGATCTGCCCCACCACTGCTTTACCATCAACCAGGTCTTGGTTCCCAATGAGCATAACCAGTACGTCATTAAGAACTCCGCCAAAAGCAAAACCTCTGCCCGGACGGTCCCCATCCTGATTCCTCGCCTTGAGGAACTTCTTGTAAAGCCGGCGGACGCTGCCCCCGACGATCTGATCTCTCACACCGCCCCAAACTCGCTCATACGATCTATCAATCGTATCTGTGCAGATGCCGGATTGCCGGAGGTCGGCGTTCACGGCCTTCGCCACAGTTTTGCTTCCCTCGCCTACCACCTTGGCTATCGGGAGGAAGAATGTATGCGCATCGGCGGCTGGTCCGATTACACGGTCATGCACGATGTTTATACCCACCTCTACCAGAAGGACATCGAGGCCAAGCAGGACAAGATGTACCAGTTCTACGAAAACCGGGGAAAAGAAAAAAGCGCGGACCCGGACGAGACTTCCGCCCCATCCTGACCCGCGCAAAATTCGTGAGTAATTCCGTGAGTAAATTTCGAGATAAAGCCCCTTTGAAAAGCAATTTCTATTTACCCTATGGAAAATATTTTTACCATTCAAAAACGGCTGAACCCGTTGATATATAAAGATAATCCTGCAATCTCAACGATTGCAGGATTTCTTTCATCTGGCAGCGGGTGAAGGATTCGAACTGTCCCAAAAATATCTATGTACCTTTGTTTTCAACGCACTTAAACATCGTGAGTAATTTCGTGAGTAAATTTAAGCATTTGCATCGTCCACATAGCACCAGCTTTGGGGCGGACGCTTAATGTTACCGCCAAATTTTTTGCAGTCCGTGCATTCCCATGTGTATTCTGCATAGCAAGAATCGCACGGGTCAGTTGCACGCTGGAACTCGCTTAGTTCCCGCGGTTGGTCATAGATCAGCAGGTCGGAGATATGCCAGCCGTAACAACGCCCCTTATCGCCGATATAAGCTATAATTTCTGCCTGAGATAAGCACGTCGCAGGGGAAAAGGCGGCATTTGTCGGACACCATAGCCTGCCGCCATCGTATGTGATCGGGGCGATCCGCTCACAGGTAAACTCGCCTATAACCTTGCCGTTTCCTATGGCACCGCCCACTGGGATTGCCGCATCCACATCCATGCAGGCAATCAGGTTTGTGCCTGTCTGATTCTGCATAAACGCAAGGTGCTTGTCTCTTGTGCAGTAGATATAGCACTTAAACGGCGTTTCCAGCTTCGGCTTGGTCTTGCGGACTTCGATAGTCTTTTCGCCGGAGGTAATCTTTTGACACCACTGCGGGCGGATGCTCAGCATAACAGCCTTACTCATCCTTCATCGCCTCCAATGCTCTCATATCCGTCTCTGTCAATGTGCGGTTGCTTGCAATATATGTTACAGCCTCACTTCTGTTTTGGCAGGCTACACACTCACACCTATTGCAACTACTTGACGTGTTTTCTCGAAAAGGGCATGAATAATTAAAGCAATCCACTATTTCATCGCCTCCAATGCTTTCTTCGCTTCTTCACGGGTCAGAAATACGGTCTTGCCGATTTCATCAACTGGTACGCCGAAAATGGATTTATCAACAAACCCGGCTACGATATCCCATTCAATGAATGTACAAAACAATTCCACACGAATTGCCTTTACTCGGTATTCGCTTATGGTTTTTCGACTTGTAACCTCATACACCGTATCTCCCGCCTTGCACGGCGGCACCACCAGCCGACCGGCTCTGTCGGCTGTCAGCAGTTCCGCAAGCCTTCTGAATGATATGTCGCAGCTGGAAAGCACCTTTCCAGCTTCCCGTGCCTCAGCGCACGCCTGCGGCGTCAGCCCCGTCTCTTCGTAGGCGGCAAGGCGGTTTGCCGCCTCACCGCTTCCGCAATGATAAGACCAACACCCGTATTCTTCGTTCCAATAGGTCAATCGCTCCATCTGATTACCTCCAAACCATATCGCATTTGTGGACTGCGCAATCTGTCAAAATAGCCTTGAAATCCCGGAACATGGCGCAGTCTTTTCTTCCAGAGTAGCCGTAGTGAATTTCATCATCATAGTCTCCAATCACCTTTAGGATCTCCTTGCAGGCCCCATAGTGGATACTACCGCCAGCGTCCGGTTGAAGCAAAAAATCCACTATTTTTACAGAAGCCTTTTTCTCTCGGATTAGCTCTTCTGTCCTTTTGTCGAAGGCATCAAAATACTGCTTCCGTGCTTCTCCCATAAAGGGGGCTTTGTCAATGCCCTGATAGTGATCCCAAAATACACCGCCGTACAACTCTGCGACCTTATCCCTCAGTCGCTTAAATCCAAAATAGCCAAGGTCAATGCTCCGCCCGGTTTTCCAGCATAAAACTGTCACTCCCATTTTTATCTCCCCCTTTCCATCTTCTCCAAAAACTCATCGATCCTGCCCTGATCTGCCACAACAACCTCTTTCCCAATCTTCTCGGCGTAGGCTCGCTCCAACCGTGCCCCGGAACTCTCACGCCAGTCCGGCAGCAGAACCACACAGTCCGCACAGTCGATCATGGAAAAGCAGATACGCATATAATCGCCCTGCTCCATGCCTTCGGGCAGGTGGGCCGGGTTCAGGACGCAATGTCCCATGGCAGTGAGGGCCTGCTCTGCATTGGAGAATTTCTCCCGATAGTTCTTGTCACCGGTGATCTTCCCAGCAATATACACACGCAGGTGTGCCCCAACCTGCATATCAAACGCCCGCTTTGCGGGCCGCTGCTTGCTTACAACTTTGATGTACTCAATCATCCTTACTCTCCTTTGCATCCCGCATACGCAGTTCATTGACAGCATCCACAAGCTCGTTGATTTTCTTCATGTAACTGATCAAGGTAGTGTCAATCGTAGATCCACGCATAAAACGTTGAGCATAATCCAAATGCTCAATCTTGTCATCATCCTTATCTTCAGCCTTCTTAGTAAAATCATACTGACCAATGCGTTTGTACACCGGAAACCCTTTCTCATACTCATAAACCGTGATGCAATCACTATTGCCGTCCTTATACAGGACGAAAGGCTCGTAGAAACCGCGCACCTTGCACTGCTCACATTGGCAGATGGACTGGATATAACCGACCCGACCAGCAACATCTTCAACGTAGTCCCCGATACGAAAATCATACTTCATCAAAAATTCCCCTCCCCACTCAGCAGTAAAATTATTGTATAAATGCTTGCACAAATTGCAAACGTGCCAAAGGCCCCAAACATTGTAGCGTATAAGGCGCATAGCATCGTTAATTTAGGTTTGCACTCAAGTCCTTGTTGTTTAAGCAAGTCTTTCACACAGAAAAAGATTTTACGGAAAAGGAAAAGAAAAACAATACCAGATAGAATCGCCAGTTTAGCCATTTTTATTTCCTGCTCCCATCTCCGGCCGCGTCAGCGGACGGTACACCGTATGAATATCATTCTTCCATGGTGTCAGCCAGACGCACCACATCACGTCCATCAGCGGACTTCCCTTCTCTCCGGGCATCCGCTTCTTGAAAAAGAAATCCGGGCGCCACGTCAGCGGCAGAATGTAACTGGGCGGGATCTCGTCAAACAGCTTCCGCCGGCACGTTGCGTTCCAATACTGCGACTTGAGCAGGAACGCAAAAGGCTTTCCCAGCTCCGCTGCTCTGCGGATAAACGCCTCCGCCAGTGAGAAAGGTGGGTTCGTGATAATCCAATCAGCCGCGTCAATGCTGGACTTCAAGAAGTCCGTCCCATCCAGAATGTCTGTTGCATAGACGGTCTCAAAGTAAGTTTGCAGCACACCGGCCATATCGCCCTCTCCCGTTGCCGGTTCCCACACGGACGTTGTGCGCGGAAGATTCAAAAAGCGCATAAGTGCCACCGTCACATCCGGCGGGGTGGGATAGAAGTCTGACTGACTCCGCCCATACGCACTGTTCCCGCCAGCTATCCTGCTTGCATTCAAGCTATCCATCCTTTTTCCCTCCCTTGATTACGGTAAATGCCATGCGGCGCTTGACCGCCACACGAGCCTCCTTCTGCTTCATCTGTTCCAGATGCTCTTTATACTTCGCCGGTAGGCGAAATTTTTCACACGATTTTCGCCATTGGCTCCGCTTCGTATAGTCCCCATCGAACCACTCGCACTCATCACAGCAATAGCAGACGTCCTCCACGTCCTTGATCTCTCCCGGCGTGAAGTATGCGCTGAATAACTCGCAGTTATAGAGACAGTTGTTGCAGATACACCCATAGCAGCTCATTTCGCATCTCCATCAGCCGGAACGTTCTTGTCTGCAAAGTAAAGGAGTCCTCCGCCGATAACCCTGATAAGCAGATCAAGCTGCCAGTGCATAAATACTTGTTTATGAAGCGTCCTCCCAAGCCAGAAAAAATACTGCGTCTCCGGGGAATGCAGAAAGTCCTCAATGCTCTTGACCCGCGCCCCCTGCCTGTATTTCCGCTTATATGCCATACATACACCCCCTGTTTTTGGCACAATATCTCTCGTCTCAGTCTAAGACCCTTTCTCCCGCTGCTTGCGCCCCTTCTTTAGAGATGCTGCCGTGCGGCTTTTCGGAAAGGTCAGGTATCGGGGGTTCGCGTAGCGGAGGACATGGTACAGTCTATCCAGACCACAATTGATCGTCCTGCTGACTGTTGCCTTGGCTACCCCCAACTCTTGACCGATATCCTTCATGCTCATGCCATAGACGAAAAACATCTCCATATACTTCCTCTGTGTATCCGTCAGTTCTTCGTCCATCGCCACCCGCAAAGCGTTTAGCGTATGGGCATGGAAATCCGCTTCTTCAGCAAACTCCCCTTGCAGCCACGCCGCATACTGGCTCTTGTCTCCCCAAAACTCAAACAATGACACACAGCGCTCAGAACTCCCGCTTTGCATTCACGCTCACCTCCATTGCCATGGCTTCACAAAAGTTCTCCTATCTTTAGCATAGCAACCCCCTCCAATAGGGTTTTTGCACACCCGCTTCACCTACCGCCTACCAGCACGTCACCTACCGACCGCCTGCGCCCCGCCCGCACCGCGCAACCTAAGCACGTATTCCCCACATAAGCGAAGCGTTTTTATAAAAATTTTTTTTGACCCCTTTTTGACTTTTCCGTTTTTTGCCCCCGGTTTTCTAAACTACCCCCCCTTTAAAGGGAAAGGAAGGGCGACGGGGATGAGAACGTGGGTTGAAGAGAACGTGAGAGGAGGGGGAAGAGTTGTGGAGAGATTCTGCGCCGATCCGGTGGCCAGGTCTGTAAACCACCCCCCACCCAGCCGGGGCCGTGGTCAGCTGGTCAGCCGGTCAGCCGGTGCCATTGGAGCGGAACGGGGGCCGCTGGGCGGGTCTCGGAGAGGGCAAAAACCTGTTGCAAATGCCTAAACTGTTGCCATAATAAGCAATTAGGGCAACAGTTACCGCCTTTTTTGGTGGTAAATGCAACAACAGCCCATGCCGCCCTTGTGCAACCTGACGAAAGGCGGCGGGAGCCGGGGCCGCGGTCGGTTCTCTGGCCCTCGGTGTCGGTGGTGGTGGCCGTCCTCCGATGGTCGGCGGCTGGTCCGCTGACGGTTCCCGGTCTGGCATGGTCGGCGGTGACTGTGGAGGTCTGGCCGATGCAATCCGCCGGAACAGACCGCCGGCGGTGACTCCTCCACCCCTTCCCCTTTTCCCCTTGTCCATTGCTTCCGGGCCTGCGGGAGTGCTCCGCGCTTTTCTTCATTGTGGTAAAGCGTTTGAGGCCCTGCGTGGGTACATTTTGGTATACTCTAATAGACCGCGCCCGCAATAAACGCGCCCGCGCGCATAGGGGTTAAAAATGGCCCTCTGGCATGGCCCAGGGTGCAAGCGGCTGCGCGGCGTGGGTCTGTGGTGCGGTGCTGGGCGGTATTGCTCAGAGGGCACGAGAAAAGCCCGCGGGGGCATTCCCTGCGGGCTGTGGTGTATGGTATAGGGGGCGGCGGAGATCATACAAGAAACAGTTCGCCGTTGATCTCAAGGCTGACGGCCTCTTGTTTCATCTCGCGTTTGATCTTCCGGCAAATAGCGACGATCTCGGCGCCGTGGCGCTCGATGTCCTCGGCTGCGGCGTTGCTGTAAACGATGGTGACGGCCTCGCCCACGAGTCCGGCCGACTGGCTCACCCAGTAGCCGCGGGCCTCGGTGGCGGTGGCTCCGCCAAACATGGCGGACAGTTTCGCGGCGACTTCCTCCACCTGCTGCCGGTTGTCGGTGGGGTGGTCGGTTTCGGTGGTGCTGGGCACGTAGATAGCGACGCGGGAGTCCAGGCGGACAACGCCGGGGATCGTGTCGAAAAAGCTCTTTTTCATTTCGTGTTCCTCCTCTTCCTTATGCGGTCGCCCGTGTGCGGCGGTTGATTTCTGCGAGTACTGCCCTTACTGCGGTTTCGTCCTCGGCGTATGCCGTGCCGGAGATCGTCCCGCAGGCCCTCCGGTATGCTGCCCGGTCATCGGCCCAGGCGATCAGCTCGCGGAGCTTGTCCATGCTCATTTTGCTGTAATCCATTTTGTGATCCTTTCCGGGGCGGTGCCCCTCTGGCCCGGTGGGCCTCCGCGGTGTTGTCCTGTTCTTATGATCCCATTATATATGTGTAAACCCCATATTTCAATAGTCAATTCCAACAAAAGTAAACCCCATATTTTGTGTAATATTTATGGGGTAAACCCCTTGCTTTTCTGCGCCCGCCTCGCCTATAATATTAGATGTCAAGAGGATAGCACCAAACCACCGGACCGGCGGCCGCTCCGCCGGGGAAAGGATGTAAAAATGTCTGATTTATTGGAAAGGTACGAGGCCCAATATGGAGCCGCTGCAAGTGGCTACCTTTACACGCTGGGCGGTGATCCTGCCGCCATCGTGGCGGAGATAGAACGCACCCAGGCAGCGCCGGAGGCGGACCCGCTCGCGTTTCTGGCTCCGCTGATGCCCACCACCCCGGAACAGGACGCACATAACGCCATCATGCGCGAGATCCAGCGGCTCTATTTTCTGCCGATCTCCCGCGCTTCTGCTCTGGCCGTGTGTAACGTGCTCGGCGAGGCCGGCGAGCTGATCCCCTTCCCCGGCCTGCCGGATTTCCGGTTTAATTCCTGGGCGTTTAAAAACGCCTGGAACGATGCCCACCCGGACGAGGCACGGATCACCGTTAACGGTGCCGCCCTGCTGAGTGTTTGACCCCCCAGAACAGCGACCCGGAAAAACTCCGGGCCGCTCCACCCTATGAAAGCGAGGTAAACCCATGCCCAGACCCAGAACCAGCACCACCAGAACAGACGCCCAAAGACGGGCGGAAAACAAGTATAAAAACAAGGCGCAAATTGTGCTTGCCTGCAGGATGGACCGCCAGACGGGGGACCGCTATAAGGCCATTTGCGCCGAACGCGGCACCACGCCCAACGCCGAAATCAAAGCCTTCATTTTGTCCCAGCTTGGCGAACAGCCAAGCAACTAACCCCAAAACGCAGAACAGCGACCCGGAAAAACTCCGGGCCGCTGCTTTTTTATTCTGTTTCTGTGGCTGCTTCCGTTTTTTCGCTGCCCCGATCCCGCTTGATCTGTTCCAGCGCTGCCCGGTTGAAAAATGCGTTTACACTTTCCCCCATGGCGGCCGCGTGGGTCTTGATCGTATCTTTTGCGCCTTTAGGCAGTGCAATAGAAATCCGGTCCAGGTTTTCCGCGTCCCACTTTCTATTGCCGAGTTTGCGCGCTTCCGTGTATTTTTGCGGTGCCGTAGCTATCACCCCCTATTTACTATCATAATATCACTTGTCAAGTGTTTTTAACAAGTGAATAAAGCGTACAAAAATTCACTTAATAAGTTGTAACTTTTGCCGATTGCTTTTCACTTGTTAAGTGCTATAATATACTTAACAAGTGAAGCATACAACACACCGACAGGAGGCCGAGATCATGAGCTTTCACCTTTTTATCCTCGTTCTGGGCGCTGGCACCTTTGCCCGCCTGATGTTCCGCGTGGTGGATCTCATCGAGGCCCGCCGCTAAATCAAAATCAAGGAGGATCACAAAATGACCACTTATAAAACCCGCAAAGCCGCCGCCCGTGATGCGGCGATCATGGCCCAGCAGAAAGCCGCCGAACAGGCGCAAAGCTGGGAAGAAGTCGCAGAGATTGCCGACCGTCTGGAACGGCTGGCCCGCCGTTTCGGTCTCCTGCGGGAGTTCCGGGAAAACGGCCTTATCTGAACAAAGAAGGAGGAACCCCCATGAAAATCGAAATTTACAACCATTTTTCCGGCTGGCAGCCGGTAGACCGTGAACAGGCTGCCCGGTTCGTTTCCTACCTGCTGGACAACCTACCCGCCATTCCGACGGCCCAGCGTCCCGCCTATATCGAGGCGCACCGGCTCCGGGGCTGCACCGTCTCCGACCTGCTTCACCAGAACAGCCCCACCCGCTGAAAGGAGGATCGCAAAATGTCATGGCTTTACATTCCCGCCGAGACCGGCGAACGCCTCGAAACCATTTGCAATCAGCACTACAACCCCGGCCGCGGCGCGTGTGCCTGCCCGCTCTGGCCCGCCTGCAACTACTCCAACGATCTTTCAAAGTCCAGCGCAGAGAACACCCGCATTTTTGAGCAGGGCATGGCCGCCGCACTGGCCGCCCTCGATAACGAAACCAGGAGGTAACGCCCCATGTTTAACAGTCTTTATCATGCCGAGATCGGCGGCGGCTACACCCTCCGCCGGAAAGTCATCATCAACGCCGCGGACCTGCGGCCCCTGGGCGGTCAAATCGAGGTGGCCGCCCTCATCGAGAACGGCGACGAGCTGAACCACACCACCGTTACAACGGAGGCCGCCGCGCTGACCGCGTTTCATTCCATGGTCCAGCAGTACGCCGAACCCCTGCAAAAAGCTGTGGACGCCGCCGGACTGGTTCCGGGCCGGAAATATACCCTTGTATATCTCTCCGAGTTCGGTTTCCCCATTGCGGAGAAAATCACCTTTCACGGCTACACCCTCACCACTTACGCCCAGCACGCCGACGCCGTGCGCCTGACCTACACCCCATACCGCAAGCGTTCCACCCGCGGCCGGCTGTTTTGCGGTTCGTCCTCCCTGCTGATCTTCAACGGCTGGCAGGAGCTGCCGGAAACCGCCACACATGAAACCCTGAAGGAGGACGAGAAAGTCAAGATCACCCGCAGTAAATACGGCTGCTTTTCCGCTTCCTATATCGAGGACGCCGCCGCCCTGCTGAAGGACCCGGTTATGATCTTCAAGCGCTACCAGACCGGCGCCAACGGCAAAGTTTACGCCTGAACAGCACCCCCGGACACCTTGGAGCCGCCGCACCGATAAAAGCGACGGCACCCCAGAAAGCCAAAATCTACACATTCAAAACACATTTTAGGAGGATTTTACTATGACTGACAAGAACAACCGCACCATGAAAACCGGCGACGTGGTGGAGATCACCGGCGCATACTTCAAGAATGACAACGGCCTTTATTTCGTCGAGCACACCCCCGGCGATCCGAATTGGAGCGGCCGGGATCACTGCCTCCGGCGCATCAAGCGCAACGGCGAGTTGAGCACCGCAAAAGATAATATTTGCTTCTGGCCCATTCACGCCTTTGTGAACAGCCGGGACAAGCGGGCCGCCGCGAACCAGTGGAACCAGGAGCACGCGGAAATCGAAATCAAGACCTTCCCCCACACAGAACACATTGCCGCCTATTTTGCAAGCGAGGCGGACAGCCTGGACGTGACGATCAAGCGCTATACATGGGACTTTGGCGAGGACTGCCAGACCGTCAAGGATACGAAAGAAACGCAAGCCTTTTACCGCTCCGTTGCTGACGGTCTCCGGGCTGAACAGCCCACCGCCGCCACCGCACAGCCCAGCACCACCACCCAGCAGCCCGAACAGCAGACCCCCGCCACCGGCGCAGGCGCAGAAGCGCCCACAGAACAGCCGGAGGCCACCACTGCAGAACAGGCAGAACAGCCCACCCCGGAAAATCGGCCTGAAACGGTCCCGCCTTATGGTTCCATCGACGAGGAAACCGCCCGGAACGCCCACTATTGCATCCACATGAGCGACTACAAACCCGGCAGCGCCACGGCCAGTTATCGAAATGCCGTGAACAAGGCCGCCCAAATGGTAGAACAGCAGAAGGCCCGCGTCAGCGCCTTTTATCATGACAAGCTGGACGCCCTGCTGAACAGCTACGCCCGCCGCCTTGCCCAGTGGACGAACGATTACAACCGCAACCAGGCCAGCTATCCCAGCCAGTTTATCGCCGGGGCGGGCAACTTCAATATGCGCAAGCACAACCGCCAAATGTCCCGCGAGGACTCGCTGTGGGAGGAATACCGGCAGATTGAGGCGATTCTGGACAAGATCCGCAGCGTCGGCACCGGCCCGGTGGATCTGGCAGACCCCCACGCCCGCGAAATGCTCACCGAGCGTCTGAACAGCCAACGCCAGATGTTGGAGGACGCCAAAACCGCCAACGCCTATTATCGCAAGCACAAAACGCTGGAAGGCTGCCCCGGTCTCAGCGAGAAAAACCGCGCATGGCTGACCCGTCCCGGCGTGTTCGCCTCCGGTGACGGCTCCCCCATCTCTCTGTACGGATCCCCCTTCCCCGCTTACGAGTTGTCCAGCATCCGGGGCAAGATCGAGCGGACAGAACAGCGCCTTGCGGAGCTTGACCGCAGAGAACAGCAGGCCGCCGAGTCTCAGACCGGCACCGCCTTTGACGGTGGCCAGATCGTCCGCAATATTGACCTGAACAGACTCCAAATCCTCTTTGACGCCATCCCCGACGCCGACACCCGCGCCGCTTTGAAGCAAAACGGCTTCCGCTGGTCTCCTAAAAATCAGGCATGGCAGCGCCAGCTCACCGACAACGCCGAACGCGCCGCCCGTCAGGTCCTCCGCCTTGCCTGAACAGCGGAAAAAACCCCCTTGGCACACCCTGCTACAATGAAATTAAGAACTGAACAGCCCGCCCCGGAGGTACGAGGGCATGAAAGGACAACCCAATGTTTATGGTTTACTTCAAAGGCCCCAGGGACAAACAGCATAAGCCCATGAGCCTGAACACCGGCGAGCTGTTTAACCGCCTGGTTTATGCGCCCGTCTACAATGACGATCTTCTCCCCGCCGTGAAGTCATGGATCGACCTGAATAAAAAGAACGCCCCGGATTGTTCGATCCAGTGCCGCGTCCCCGGCACCTCGAAAATCCTATACGCCTGAACAACAACACAAAACCGCCCGGAAGCGAGGACGGCTTCGGAGGCCTCTTGCCAGTACGCAAGACCGCCGCCCGAAAATCCACCTGAAATACACGCAAAAAAGGAGACGCCTAACATGGAAAGCTATATTAAAATTAAAGCCACTGCGCCAGAAATGAGAAAATTCTTTGAAAAAGACGCCGGTGTTCGCTATTACAAAATTGAGAAAAAACAAGGCGGCGAGTTGTGCATATTTTCTGTCCTTTACCGCCATGCGGAGTTAGAAAGGCCGCTGCGAGGTACATTCACCATTGAAAATTTGGTAAAAAAGATAGAAACACTCAGAAAATCCGACTGAACACCACGAACACCAACCACCAACGGAACCGGGGAGGCGCACCGCCTTCCTGGAAAGGAACCCCCCCATGACCAATTTTTTCATCTTCGTTGGCGTCTCGACCATCGTCTACCACCTCATGCGCGTTCTCATCTATATTGACATCGGCGAAAAATGGTAGACCGGCAAAAATGCCGCTTGGAGCGCCATATATAAAAAATCAAAATCTGAACAGAAAAGGAGAGAATCGCCATGCTGAACACTGAACAGGCCCTCACCCGCGTTTTGCAGATCGTCCACGCGCTGGACGAGGACGAAACCGCCATTTATACCGCCGTCAGCAAGAACCCCTACGAATGGGAAAGCGCCGTCGGCCCCATCCCCCAGCTGTATTTCTTAGAACAGGATCTCCGCCGCACGTTGGTGGAGGAAGCCGCCACAAAGTCTGGGCGCCGCTCCGCCTTTTTCGCCGCCCGCCGCATCTGCGACGCAGCCGTGGCTAAGAACAGCACCCGCCCCGCTTCACAGGGCTTCTGGATCGACGAGGAAGGCAAGCAGTGCGTCTGCGACGGGTATCGCGGCTTCCGCCTGAACAGCCCCATGGAGCTGACCGCCGCGCCGGAACTCAGCGCCGACGGTTTCCGGTTCAACCTGGCGCAGATCATCGCCCCCATCCGCAAGAACACCCTGCGCCTCACCCTTCCCACTGTGACAAAGGTTCGGGCGCAAATCAAAACGGACCGCGCGGAATGGGCCGCTAAGCGCCACCGCAAGGGCGAGACCTTCAAAGCCAGTTATGATTTCGGCCCCGGCCTCCCCAGTGTCGATGCCAACTATCTGATCGACTTTCTTCAGCTGTTCCCGGACGGCGAAGCGTTCACCTCTGAACAGAAGCCCTATATCACCCCCATCTATTTCCGGTCCGCCGACGGTGAAGGCATTCTCTGCCCCATCCGCAAGGCCACCGAAGCCGCCGCCTGAACAGCGGCGCAGGAAAGGACATCTTTATGATCGCATATCTGGAAACGCAAAATCGTTACGGCGAGAAAGAACTCTGTGCGCTTGTTGATGGCGTTGAAATCGCCAGAATCACGAAAACAGAAAATATGGGGAAGCCGCAATATTGCGTCGGTATTACATGGGAGCGTGAGCGCTCGGAGTTTTTAGGGCGCGCCGCCACCATTGCCGGAGCCAAAAAGCTGATCCGGCAGTGGGGTGAACAGCACCTCACTGAGGTTTCCCAGAGGACCACCGGGCAGGATGTGAAGCGTCTCCCTCAGTTTTCCGACACCGGCTTTTACCCCACGCCCTCCAAGCTGGCTGGGCGGATGCTGGCAGGCGTCCGCTGGAAGGATGTTACCGCGATTTTGGAGCCGTCAGCCGGAAAGGGTGATTTGGCGGATGCCGCCCGGAAATTCGTCGAGGATTACCACAATGACCGGAAGGTCTGCGTAGACAAGCGGGAACCGTATATCGACTGCGTAGAGATTGACCCTGATCTTGCCCTTATCCTGAAGGGCAAAGGCTATCCCGTGGTCTCAGATGATTTCCTGACCTTCCATACATTCAAGCAGTATGACCTGATCCTCATGAACCCGCCCTTTGAGAACGGAGATGAACACCTGCTCAAAGCCTTGTCACTTATGGAGCGCGGCGGCCAGATTGTTTGTCTGTTGAATGCGGAAACCATCCGAAACCCCTACACCAACCGCCGAAAGGTCCTGCGTCAGAAGCTCTCAGAGTACAATGCAAAAATCGAATTTATCGAAAATGCGTTTGCCCACGCCCAGCGGAAAACCAATGTGGAAATCGCCATGATCTTCGTTGACATTCCCTACCCAAAGCCGGAGTCCGATATTTTTGAGCATTTAAAGCGTTCTCGTGAAGAAACATACACCGCTGCGGATGGCCCAACCGCCTTGGCGTCTGCCGACTGGCTGCAAAACATGATTGATGGGTTCCAGTTTGAGGCAGAACTGGGGAATAAGCTGATCCGGGAATATCAAGGTCTCCGTCCCTACCTGATGAATGGCAGCACCACCTATGAAAAGCCGCTCCTGGAACTCACTTGCTCGGAAAGGGGGCGCGGAAATGACGCTGGACTTCCTAACGTCTATCTCCGGGCACTTCGCGGAAAGTATTGGCGTACTCTGCTGTCCCGCCCGGAACTCACTGGAAAAATGACCTCCGCCATGCAGCAGGACTATCAGGAAAAAATTGAAACCCTCTCCGCCTATGACTTTAGCCGGTACAATATCGAAACCGTCATGCGCGAGATCGCCCACCAGCTTACACAAGGCGTGGAAGAATCCATTCTGAATCTATTTGAGACCTTCACGGCGAAACACGCCTGGTATCCTGAGTGTGCCAACAACATCCATTATTACAATGGCTGGGCCACCAACAAGGCCCACAAAATCGGCATGAAGGTGATCGTTCCTGCTTCCGGCTGCTATGCCGACTCCTGGCGCGACGAAAAGCTGGACACGTACCGGGTCAATTCCATGATCTCCGACTTGGAGCGCGCTATGAACTATCTGGACCGTGGCGAAACTTACTGCCATATCCCGGTAGATGTGGCCATTCTTCGCGCAAATGGCGTCAACAGCAATAAGGCGTCCTTCACCTATTTTGACTGCGTTTTCTATAAGAAAGGAACCTGCCATATCAAGTTCAAGCCTAACGCAGTTCGTATCATTGACCGCCTGAATATCTTTGCCGGTCAGCACAAAAACTGGCTTCCCCCTGTCTATGGAAAGAAGCATTATCAGGACATGACACCGGAGGAACAGGCAGTGATCGACGAGTTTCAGGGCGAAGCAGCTTACGAGTCCGTATTGTCTGATCCGTCTATGCTGATCTCCGCCGGGGACATTGCCCTCGCCGCCCTTCCGTCCTCCGATCTATGAAAGGAACCGCCCCAGATTTAGCCCCAGAATCCCTAAATGTCAAAAACCCCCTTGGAGGGGTATCGTATAATAAAATCAAGGGCGAGATAGACGCCGCCCTTACTTTCCATCTTTCTATCTTCCCTCACGCACGGCGGCTGCCGGCCTACCCAACGGCAGCCGCCAAACTCCAAAACAGCATGGGCGAAAATCGTGCGGACACGGCGCAGACTCACACCCTGCGCGAACAGGGTTTTTGGCTTGTCCTCTGTTCTTCCGGTTCAACTCCGGTTTCGCTCACCAGCGGCGCGGATGCCGCACGTAGTTATCTCCTACCTTCCAAGCGTGGCCCGTAAGTACACGCTCGCCGTTCTCGGAGCGGTGCCCCGGTGCGACCCCGGCAGGGCAGCAACGCGGATATAGTTTATCGGCAGAACGGCGGCTTCCCAAGCCGCGAAGGTGGGTTCGATTCCCATTATCCGCTCCAAGGGCGCACGAGCGCCCTACATGGATCGCAAAGCCTCCTGAATGTGTATGAAAGCCCGGAAAGACGGGCCGCCACATCACCCGCCATGGCGCAAACAAGGCGGGATCACGCAGACGTCCCACCGGTACTTCTGTCCTTTCCACCGGGAGCCGGGGGCCTCTCCGGCCGTCTGCACCATGCCCTCCCACATAAGAGGTGGTTACTCTATAAACCGTAGTGGGAATGAAACCTCCATATCTGGCAGTGGAGTCGGCGGGTTGATACAGCCGCTATCGGGACGGTATTCTCGGAGAATCTGAGCGACATGACCGCCGGGAAAGTCCGGCATCTATATGCAGACGTCCAAGCCGCGGCCGATCACGCGGGGAGTTGGGGACATCTCCAACCGTCTGCACCAATTTTCCGTGGACACCGCAAGTGAACAGCGTTTTAGCGGGATAGTCGGATGGGTGATGCGAAGTCCTGAAGTAAGCCCCTCAAGTGTCGATGATGTAATTGCGCCTATGATCCTCTGGCTAAAGCGGCACACGGATAGGATTTGACAGCCGGGAAAGACCGGCACCTATATGCAGACGTAGCTCAGTAGGCAGAGCACCGCGCCAGGAGGTATGCGCTGGTTCAAGTCCAGCCGTCTGCGCCAAATCCCAAAGCTGACAGCGTACAGGGGCAATATTGCGGCAAGCCCATACTTGGCGAGCGTTGTGTCCCGTCAGCAGGGCGTGGCTCCGCGGAGGGCCGTTCGATTTGCCCGCGTTGAATCGAGCGTTACTTAGAACACGTACCCGCTCCGGCGGGTACGCAAACGCGGGATATAGGGGCGAATGTTCCAAGGCTGGCGAGGCGGTCTCCAAAACCGCTTGGGTGGGTTCGATTCCCAACCGTCCCTGCCATTGAAATTTTAGGAAAGGAGGATGTCCCATGAACAAGACTGAACTGATCGCCGCCGTGGCGGAGCGTTCCGGCCAAACCAAGCACGATACCGCCATCATGATGGATACCGTGTTCACCGTCATTGAGGAATCCCTGCTCAACGGCAGCGAGGTCAAAGTCCCCGGCTTCGGCAAGTTCGCCGTGAAGCACCGGGAAGCACGGGTGGGGAAAGACCCCCGCACCGGCGAGGAAAAGGAATTTCCCGCCAAGACGGTTGCGGTGTTCCGCCCCGCAAAGCCCCTGAAGGACGCCCTGAACGTTTGATACCCCCATTTCGTAAATCGCCCACAGAAGCCCTGTAAGCGCCCCTTGAGTTTCGTGGGGTAAGTTTCAGCCCCTCGCCTCTCTCTTATCTCTCAGGCCGCTTGTGGGGCCGTCAGCGCAAGAATTTTAATCAAGACCATACTCATACCGAAAAAGGGGGAACGGTTTCCGTTTTGGAAAAGGTTCCTCCCTTTTTTATCTCGACATTCCATGCAAAAGCGCCTATAATTTTTCTGTAAAAAGGAATTACACGCCTAAAGGTAAAGGAGAATTTTACAATGAAGATCATGAACCCCACCGCCATGAACCGATACAATGCCCTGCGGGAGGCCGCCGGGAAGATCGACCGTCTGGTCCCCCAGGTCCGCTTGCTGGATCAGCCGCCTCATGAGAACCGGGAGAACGCCTCCGTTGCGCTGGAATTTCCCACTCCCCTTGTGATCCTTAATTCCACCATCCGGCAGGCCCTCTCTTTCCTGTTCTGCCAGTGCGACACCGTGCAGACGGACAAGACGGACCGGGGTATCTGCTTCACCTTTACCGTCTCTGAAATCTGGATCACGGAGGAAACCACATGAATCTGAAAACCAATGTCACCCGCCGGGACTTCGCTTTCAGCGTCACCGCCGAGACCAAGGCGGGAGAACTGCGGATGTTCGATCATACCGTTAACGCCGAAAGCGAGGAAGCCGCCCGCCTGCTCCTGATCTCCTATCTGGAAAGCCGTGGAATGGAGCTGGTGGAGGCCCGTCTGACCGGCGCGGAATAACGAGGTGCACTGCATGAGTAATCCAAACGCCGAAATGAAAGCGCTGGCTGATAGCCTCTGGAACAACTACTTCCAGCCCAAAGTGGCGGACGCTACCCGCTCCTGTCTCCGTCTGGAAAAAGCCACCGTAAAAGCGGCCCCCAGCGGCGGCACCGTGGCCGTCCAGCTTCCCTTTGACGATACCGTGCTAAACCTGCCCTACGCTTCGTCCCTCTCCGGTCTCACTGTCGGACAGGCCGTCTGGGTGGGCATTCCCTACTCCGACCTCTCCAACGGCGTTGTGATGTTCGACGCCACATTCCAGAACCTTTAAACGGAGGAACCGATGAAAAACAGATTAACGGTCAGACACGGGATGCTGTCCGACCTGAAAACGTATCTGACCCAAAGCGGCTGGAACCTTGAAGATCCCGTTGGAAAATACGAGGTTTTGCGGGCGCGGAATCTAAATTACCCGCGTCCGCTGCTCATCCATAACCGCTCAGAGCGCGGAATCGGATACAGCATTGACGAGCGCAATATGAAGATTTACAGCGGATGGAGGCGAAACCGCCGCAAGCGGGGACTCTCTCCTGACTTTCCGACAGAGGAAGAAAATGCGGCATACTGGCGCGGAGAAATCCAATAAGCAAACAAATCAGCAAACAATCAGCAAAGTCTAAGCAAAATTTAAGCAAGTTAAAAAGCAAAGCCGCCCGTGGTGGGCGGCTTTTTTCATTTCGCAAATGTAATGGAAATAAAGAATAAAACGAATATTACCACACAGATCAAAAGCACAACGCCCCATTCCAGCCTTTCCTGATTGCCTTTCCCCTCGCATCCATTCTTGGGCGCAAAGCAGCTTGGATCGTCGGACTTCCCGTACAGTGCGCAAATATCGCTGTTTTGACAATCCGCGCACCGGCGCTCCCGTTCAGGCAAGGAACGCCGTCGGCTCCTTTTACCGTGTCGGCTCCACCACCACAGGTTATACTCCCGCTTCGCGTTGTTCCGGAATCGCTGCCCTCTTATCATACATCTTGTCCCCTTTCGCCTCGCTTCCCCCTTGACTTTTGCCAGACAAAATGCTATGATACTTATGCCAGACAAAATAGGAGGTGATCATCCCCATGTCTGCCGCAAAGCTGGGCCGTCCCACAGACAACCCTCGCCCTCACAAAATCAGCATCCGTATCAATGACCGCAGCCAGCAGATTTTAGAAACCTACTGCCGGGAGCAGAACGTCACGAAAACGGAAGCCATTGAGCGCGGGATCACCCTGCTGGCGACCGCCAAACCGGTATAAAATTTCCCCATGCTGCTCTATCTTGCCGGACGGACAGCATGAGGAAAACGGCAAATATCCGCAGGGACTCGCCAAATTCATTATGGCGCGGGCCTTGTGAAAAGTCAAGTATTCTGTCAAAAAGCCCCTTGTCAGCGGCTGGTACAATGAAGATAGAATACTGGAAAGATCAAGGAGGAATCCCCAATGCTCAACACCTACTATTTCGACGCGGCGGCCCACGAACCGCCCTCCCCTGCCGCGATCAAGGCGTTCACCCGCGCTCTGCCCCTCGGCAACCCCAGCGCCCTTCATGCCTGCGGCGTTGCCGCAAAGATCGCCCTGGAGGAAGCCCGCGCCTCCATCGCCCAGGACTTGAACTGTCTCCCGGAGGAAGTTTACTTCACCAGCGGAGCAACGGAAGCCTGCAACTGGATGATGGAAAGTCTGAGCGCCTACACCGGCAAGCTGACATTCCCACGCAGTTACGAGCACCACGCCGTTCTGGAATATCCCCCCGTGGATCATCCCCACCGCACGGACCGCACCGGCTTCACCCACATGATGGCCAATAACGAGACCGGCGAGACTTACGACATTCTCTCCAGACGGCGAAACGCCCCCAACGCCCTGTTCGCCTGTGACGCGACGGCGGCGGTCGGCCAGATCCCCGTGGACTTCAAGGCCCTTGGCGTGGACTATCTGGCCTTCGGCGCTCATAAGTTTGGCGGCATTTCCGGCACCGGCTGTCTGATCGTCAAGAAGGGCACGCCCCTGCTCTCCATGATCCGCGGCGGCGGTCAGGAATGGGGCAAGCGCGGCGGCACCGAAAGCGTTCCCCTCGCCTGCGCGATGGCAGCGGCCCTCCATGAGCGCATGGACAATATGCTTTCCAACATGAAGCGGATCGCCCGTTGCCGGGACCTGCTCATTGCCTATTTGTTGAGGTTCATCCCGGATACCTATGTCAACGGCTCCTACACCATCGGTGACGTGGTTCTCCGGCTTCCCGGCAACGCCAACCTCTCTTTCCTTGGCGTGGAATCTCAGGCCCTTGTCATGGCCCTGTCTGCGGAGGGCGTGTACGCTTCCTCCGGCTCCGCTTGTACCAGCGGAGAGGCTGACGGCAGCTATGTCCTCCGGGCCATGGGCTACCCCGCCAGCCGCGCCCGCTCCGCCGTCCGTTTCACCCTCCCCTATACCGTTACCGAGGATGATATTCTGGGCGCCGTTCCTCTGATCGTCAGCGCCGTGGAAAATCTCCGCCGCCTGACCCCTACGCCGTGAACGCCGCCCCTTTGGGCGGCGTTCTTTTTTATTTGAAACATTCATAAAGGACTTCTTCCTCAGTGTTTGTCCTCCACATTTTTGCAATTATCACTTTCGGCTGAATATCAAAAACAGTTGCCGAATATTTCATTCCGCAGTCCATTTTTGGGGCATACACCGCCGCCCAATCTCCAGATAGATGCCCTATTGGTTTTCCATCTTCTGTCTGAACCAGAATAGCATTGCGGTCAAATTGATTGTCCGGCTCTCGCTTAAACGTCAGACTGTGCCCCTTGCTCAATCTTGAAATCGTAACTTTGTCGGCGCAAAACTTCATCCCAACAATGGCTACTTTCTCTGCTGTCGGTTTATGTGCCCCACATTCCTCCCAATTTGATACATTGTTTGCAAACTTGTTTTTTAGGCTTTCATACATATCGCTATCTACGGGAAGAATCTTAAATTCAGGGTGTTCTTTTTGTAAGCCGGCAATCTTCTTTCGGCTTTCGTTATCCCAAAAGCCTTTGACCTCTAAAATTGTGTTATTGGCAAGAAAGAAATCCGGCAAATAAAAATCTTCTCCAACTTTGTAAGATTCTCGTTCATATTCATATGGAACATTTAGCTTATTTAGTATTCGAGTTATATTAGCTTCCCAAGAGCTTCTGACTGTTCTTCTTAAATCTAACCGATACCCTTTGTGAAACGGAGTTTCTTCCATCTCACAAATCATATTCCTGCTTGAAATAAACCCATTCCTGTCTGTAATTTCAATAAATGGTGTCTCACTTTCTCTGAGTGCGGAAAAACAGCTATTAGCAAGCGGATTTTGTCTATCTTCATATTTTTTTACCCATGGGTAATATGTATCTGCAAGAGTAAAATAGCTAACGTTTATCTCGGCTATTTCTTCAATTTTTTCAGGGGAAAATGCCGCAATTTCTTTTAGTACGCTTAAAATCTGCTCCTTATCCCCGCTGTCAAAGCAGAAGTACGTATATCTCTTGAACAGTTCTGCGGGTGGTTCAACTTGCTCCGCAGCCTCTCCGTCGGGTATATATTTTATAGACGATTCATAATATCCGTACTCCGAAAAATATGGAAACATTATTTTATCTAACATCTTTCCCCTGAAAAATGAATCTTCAGAGCCACGCACATCACACGCAAAATATGTTATCTGTGAAAAGCCATCCCCATCTGGAACGACTTTGATCCCAAACGCCTTTGTATTGCTAAGCTCCTCAATATACCGTTTCTTTAAAATGTTGGGGACTTTCTCAGTTCGACCAAAAAAGTTAATTGCCTCAGTCCTTTTATGGGCAGCGAAGTATGCGCAAAGTGCTTGTTCTGTTTCTTTCCCTTCTTTGTAAGTAAACAAAAATAATCATCCTTTCCGCAAAGTTTTCTCTTGACATTTTGTCACGCATAAACTATATTTAATGCGTGACGGAAAGTGAGGTGAACAATGTCACCGAAAACCGGACGCCCAAAGGCCGAAAACCCTAAAGATGTTCGTTTCAGTATTCGACTGGACGCTGAAACCGACAAGCGGCTCTGCGAATATTGCGACCAGAATGGAATTACACGAGCCGAAGCAATTCGCACCGCCATCAATCGCCTTTTGAGCAAAAAGAAATAACGGCTTGCTGCACATCCTCCAAGATACCCAGCAAACCGCTATCCACACAACCTTTCGGAGTGTGTAAATATTCTACTATGCTTCTTCCGAAAGGTCAACCCCCATTATTTCCACCGACAGCGAAAAACCCTCGTAAAACCTGTCAAAAACCCCCTTGGAGGGCTGTGGAATAATGGAAGTATCAAGACCATTTGAAAGGAGCTTTTTTTATGCAGGAGTTGACCACCATCAACAACGCCGAAATTCTTGTCAAGGAATTTTCCGGGCAGCGGGTCGTCACCTTTAAGGAGATCGACGCCGTGCATGGCCGACCGGACGGAACTGCCAGCCGCAATTTCCGCTCCAACCGTGACCACTTCATCGAGGGCGAAGATTACTTCAAAATTTGCGCCGACGAATTTCGTCGGCGCTGGGACGGACTTCCCCAAAGGGCAACCGAAGATGTCACCCTCATTACAGAATCCGGCTATCTCATGCTGGTGAAGTCCTTCACCGATGATCTGGCGTGGAAAGTCCAGCGGGAACTCGTCAAGGGCTATTTCCGGGCCAAGTCCTCCGACCCTCAATTCTCCACCCTATCCCCCCAGCTTCAGGCTCTGATCAATATCGAAATGCGTCAGCACGAGCAGGAGCGGCAGATGAACGAACTGGCCTTAAAGGTTCAGCACAATTCTGATACAATGGATAAGGTCACAGCCGCCTATGTCGCTCCCATTTCCTCCGGCGATAACTGGCAGGAGAGCGCAAACCACACCATCAACGCTCTGGTCGAGCATTTCTCTCTCAACCACCAGATGTTCCGCCGGGAACTCTATGAGGAACTGGAACGTGAATCCGGCTGCGATCTCCAACAGCGTTTGACCCGGCTGAAAAACCGCATGAAAGCGGCGGGCGCTACCGTCACGCAATGCAGAGCCGTCACGAAACTTACCATCATTTCTCAGGACAAAAAGCTCCGCTCCATCTTCATCGGCATTCTGCGCCGCCGGACGCTGGAATTTACCGCCGCTGAGACCGCTTGCCCGCCCCCCACGCCAAAAGATTTTACACATTTTTACACATTCAGGAGGAAAACCGACTATGTTGACCGTGAAAGATATTGTTTCCATTCTGCAATTCGGAGAGTTTGACGACAAATACGGAAAAGAAGTGCCCCGCCTCACCGTCTCCGCTGACGGCCTCGCCACCCACATCAACCCGGAAAACAAACTGGAAATGGCCGCTTACGGCGACTTCATCATCGACCGGATCCATGTGGACGAGTTGGGCGTGGATCTCTGCGTGAAAAGCAGCTTGTGTACCGCCGGGGCCTGATACGCCCCCAATTTTAGGAAAGGACTGATTTTATGGGAAGAACCTCTGCGCAGGAGCGCCGGGTCATGTCGGCCTTAGATAGCTGGCTCCGCAACGTGCAGGCCAGCGGCGCGGCGGAGCGCACCGTCACCGCCTACGCCGCCGTCACAAACAGTTTTTATTCCTTCCTCGTGGAAAGCGGCCTTTCCACCGAGGAACCCACTTTCACCACCATGCAAGCCTACCGGGATCACCTCTTTGACCGGGGCCTCTCCCCTGTCTCCGTCCGGTATCATCTGGTGGTCCTCCGCTCCTTCTTCACCTACGCCAGCTCCCCGGAACTGGGTGAGGATCGCTTTTATGAGCAAAACCCTGTTTCCCTCTACCTCATGCCCTCCCTCCGCAAATTGGGAAAGCGCCCCTATGACGTGCTGCTCACCGATGAGCAGGTCTGCAAGCTATGGAGGGATTCCCCCGTCCGCACCACCCATCCGGAGAACTGGCCTCGGAATTACGCCATCGTGATCTTGCTGCTGACCACCGAACTGCGCAACGCCGAACTGCGGGCCTTGACCCCGGCGGACATCGACTTGGAGGACGCCGACCTCCGCGTGGAACACGGCAAGGGCGATAAATTCCGGGTGGTGGACCTGCCCGACATCGCCGTGATCGCCCTCCGCCATTACCTCGCCAGCGGCATCCGCCCAGACGATCTTCCTGATACCGCCCCCCTGTTCGGCACCCTCCGTTCCGGCGAATGGAAGGCCGGCACAAAACAGTGGCTTTCGGAGCTGGTGGAGCGCCATGTCCGCTCCGTCACCGGCGTTCCTGACATCCGCAGCCACGATCTCCGCCACGTCGGCTCCCGTTTGGATCTCAATTCTGGTATGCCCGAAAACGAACTGCAAGCCAAATTGGGCCATGCCAGCCCCATCACCACCCAGCGTTATTCCGGGCGGCTCATGGACCGTTCCGGGCGGAAAAGCGCCAAGAAGGTCTTTGCCGAACGGGACTTGCAAGCCAAGCGCAGCGCCGACAAGCTCACCGCCTTTTATGCCTGATCCCTCAACATTCACCCTGAAACCAAAACACACGTCCGTGCGTTCCAATCGCTCGGGCGTGTGTTTTTTTGTCTGCATAAGACCGCACAACTATAAAAAGAGCGCACGGTTAGTCCGTGCGCTCCATGTAAAGGGCCTCCGCCCTGCGCTGCGCCGCCATCAGGTCCGCTTTTAGGCGTTCCAGTTCTTCAATGGCTTCCGTAATGGCGTGAAACAGGCAGAGGTATTCCGGGTCCAGATGCTCCATATCGTCCCCTCCTTTCTGCGGCCAGTGTACCACAGCTGCTGTGTCGAAAAAACGGGAAATATGGCGGCACCGAAAACAACTCCCCCGGAATTGATCCGGTGGAGTTGTTTTGTGACACTTAAAAGCAGAAGGCAAAAGATATGCAATACACATCATTCGCACTGATGTAGTCGGCGAGGCCGCTGTTTCTGACCGCGCAGAAACTCGTGTAGTTGCCAATGCGTGGAGAGCGCTGCCACCAGTAGTTCGCGCTACCGTTGTAATTCTTCACCTTGCTGTTGCCTGCCTTATAGTAGGCGTATTGTGTGCCCTCGCCGCTTGCAGAATAGGTGATGTTACCAAAAATCTCGATCTCGCTCAGCAGGAATAGCTTGTCCGCCGTGGTGCTGATGGTGGTGCTCCGGTAACCCTCCGAGGTTAGCTTATTCACCTCTTGGATGCCGTTCTGTACCTCCGTTGGCATCAGCGCCAGAATGGCGGGCAGGTGCGTCTGCCGCATGTCACAGCTCGTCCAGCCGCCGCTGTTGGTGTTGCCACCGTTCATCATCTTTCTGTCCGCGTAGCAGTCATGCAGCTGGAAGGTCAGGGGAGCTTTCCCGGAGCCATCAGCATAATCGTCATGATTCTTGCCGATAATGTCGATAACGTAATCTGCCCCGTTAATCATCATGGCTTTCTGGTTCCCAACTACCCACGTCTCCGGCACTTGGTTCTTGTGGCAGGCTTTAATGATCGTAGCCCAATCGTTATCCGCGAAATTTGCGTTATACGTCACCGGTGCCTTCAGCGTCGGCACAATGCCGCTCATGATCACTCTGCCCATTATGCCACCTCCCCAGCGGTGAACGTCCCCGTCCCCGCGTTGCCGTAGAACTGCTTGCCTACAAGGTCATAAAGTCCCACCGCCCCGCTGGCGTTTTTGCAGGGCAGAAAGTCTCGGATTGGGCTATCTCCGCTGTATAACTGTGCGTAATACAGTTTTCCGGACAGCTGTTCAGCAATGGAACCGTTACGGTTGAGCGCCATCAACGTCATATTTGCAGGAACCGCAAAAGTTGCCGCTGTCGGTGTCCATATTTGTTCACCATTGACGGTCAGGCCGCTTTGGTTAAGCACAGCCTCGATTGGGTCTGTTCCGTTTAATGGAGCGTTCTGCATCGCCTGATCCCCAAATACGGCGGCATTGCACCAAAGACCGAAGCCGTTTGATTGCCAGTTCTGGTCACTGACTGCAACGCCACCCGATAACGTTTGCGTTGTCTGAAATTTTATTTTCAGAGTATATGTTTGATCCGGTTTGACACCGGTATCAATATATTGTGTCCCGCTGGATTGGATATACGCCAGTTTTGTGTATCCGGAAGGCAGGTGGATAGGTGCCGTATGCACCTCGCCCTTCCGCATCATCAAGCAATGGCCCATCACGCCACCCCCTTTAAAAGCATGGTGGTCTTGTCAAATAGTGCATTGCTGTAGAGAATGAGGGCAGGGCGGACGCCATACTGGTAAGTTGATCTGATAGTATTGCAGCCACCATTATTGTCAACGTACCACACGTTAGTTGTGCTTGCTCTGTATGTGTATGGAGAGCGAAGCCACCAAAAAGATGCCGAACCGTTTAGGTATGCAATACGTTTTGGGTCTGCACCAACAATCTGATCAAAGTAGTCCAATTTTGCGCCATCTCTTGGCAAATAATCTGCTCCCCCAATCCCAATCTCATAACCGGATAGTAGAAAGGCTTTTGCAGACAGTCCAGATGCACCGGAAGCAATTCCCGCACCGATAGTCCCGTTCACATAGGGGATTTTAACCTGCTTAATAACAGTCTGTTCCATTCCTCCAAACAGGTTTAAAAATGTATCGTTGATGTAATTGTGGGCGGCAGATTCTTTGTAGCTATTGTTTTCGGAACTGTTATATGCAAGTAACTCACGTATATCCTTCCTCAGCAACCACGTCCCGTCACAGCTTGCGTCATACAAGCTGCTGTTTTCAGGGATGCCCTGATTGACCACCAAATAGTCCACAGCCGTGCCGCCCTCCATCAACTTCACCGTGGAACCCACTGGCAAAGTGCTTGCCAATATCCCGGTTGACGGGGCTTTTGCTCTGCACCCGCCAACCACCGTTACATGACCCATCAGCTCACCTCCGCAACAATGGGGATAGACACCGTGTTGGCATCACCGAAGATGGTAAACTTGATGCCGCCGTCATAGGTCTCTGCGTAGCCGTTGGTGATGCAGTTGAGATACTGATTTTCCGCCTCCACGAAGGCTGCGTAATCGTCGGAGGTCCCGCTGCCTGTGTAAACATGATCAACCATAGCGGTGCTCTGGGCTGTCACTCCGGCGATGGCAACGCTCTGCGTCTTGACACCGGTGTTGCTGTCCTCCACCCACGTGGTTCCGATGGTGGCGGTGTAGGTGGTGCTGCCCTTCCGCTGGTCAAGGGCTTCCAGCTCGTTTTCAATCTTGTTCAGATGCTCCGCGTCCAGCGCCGGGGCCTGACCGTTGACCCATGTGGTTTTTTCGTATGCCATTACATCCGCCCCCTCTCAGGAAAAGAAAGGGCCGTTTTTCCGCAACGATTCTTCTTCATAAAAGTTCCTCCTTTTGATCCGGTGCCCCGTTGGGGCTGCTTCACTGTTCAGGTGGGCCACCCCGTCACGGTGGCCGTGGGGAAATCCTGTACGGACACGGCGGAAATCTGCATGGGGCCGCTCCATGTCAGGGGCCTTGTGAACCCCTGCACCAGATGCCGCTCCACCGGAGACCCCGCCTTGTCGCTCCGCACAATGGAGATCAGTTCGTTCTCGTTCAGGTGCATGATCTGACTGCACGAAACCGAGACAGACTTTTGCAGTGCTGCGGACCGTTTCAATTTCCACACAGCCAAGTCCTCGCACTGTCTTTTCGTGGAATATCCCGCCGCCCGGAAGCGCACGGTTTTGCGCCCAATCCGACTTACATTCGTGCTGCTGGCCGGGTCCAAATTCTGCGCCCGCGCCGCCACCTGCGCGCTGTTGTTCACGGCTTCCCCGATCACGATGAAATCGTTGTACACCTCCGTGTTCTTCTCCGTGTACTCCGTTCCAAGCAGCTCCGCCTCGCTTTGGGAGAACTGCCACGCCAGAGGCTTGTCGCTGTCCAGAATGTCATCCTGAGAGGGGTCGATCCGCAGTGCGCCGGAGGCATCGTACCCGATCCACGCCGCCAGCATTTCCGCAAGGCCGAGGCACACGTCCGCATAGCTTCCGTTGTCACTGTCCACCCGCAGGGTGTAGGGTGCATCCGTCAGCTTGGCCGTGGTGCCGTTTGCCAGTTGCTGAGTCTTGCCGTTGTAGTATTCCGTGAATACCGGAGCCACATTGTCCACCAGATCCCCGTTCCCCCGGTCCAGCTTCAGCAGGGCTGCGATGGGGTCAAAGACGTTGGTTCCCGCCTTCACCTCGTAGGTGCTTTCCAGATAGCCGAAAAGCGTTCCGTCCAGGTCCGACCATTTATCCACCAGATTGTATTCCGCCGTCCGCTTGGCCGGTTCCAGCGTCTCCACAGGGTCCTTCACCAGAAAGACCCCCTGTTGGATGTAAAAGTCCGTGCCGTCACTGAGCACAAGGCCCTCGTCCAGTGCGATCCGGTTCCCGAACCACACCCGGTTGATGTTGTAATCGAACGTGCCGTCCAGATTCGCCAGCGTCACCGAGGCCGTCCTCCGCTGGCCGTTGTTCAAATTCACGGACAGACTTCCGTCCGCGATAAATGCCCCGGCAAAGCGCCCTGTGGGGTTGTTGTCCAGTGCGAAGGCCGTGGAACCGTCCGGTTGTAAAAACCGCAGACGGCACAGTTTGGTAAAAGGCCGGCGCAGCATCTTGCGGTAATCGTTCATCCGTTCCGCTTGGGTCATTTCTGCATCGCCTCCCTCTTATGCAAACAAAGCGTCGCCCGATGTGAGCAGGATACGCGCCCCGTCCGCGGAACCAATCTCCACCCATGGCAGCGTCACTGTCTGCACCTGCTGCCGGCTGCCGTCCATAGTGCTCATGGAAATGGCCCCGCCCGCCCTGATCTGCCACAAGTCTCCCCGCCGGTCTTTCAAAAACAGGGTATCCTGCGTGGTTGAGAGGGCGTACACGGCGTTCCGCACCTCGTTGGTATCCGTATACTCCCCACTTGTCAGAACGTGCCCTATGGCCGCTGAGAGCGCCCCGGAGCGGTAATCGCTGGGGGAACTCTGTACCGTAGGATACCGGGTGAAATTCCCCAGCACACCGGGGCTGTTGTTGTTGCTGATTTCCCCGCTGGCCACGTTCAGGCTGAACCGGAAGATCGCCGCCGGGTGATAGCCCCCATCTGCGTCCGTGGTGCATTGCAGAACCGTCCAGTCCCAGAAGATGGGCGTCACCGCGTCGGAGATCATGGCGTTGGTCACGATGACCTCCTGCCCGTCCGCCGTCTGCCCCAGTCCGAACATATAGTAGCGGTACGTCTCCTGCGATACCGCCTTGCAGTCCAGAATGGCCCGCTCCGAAAGGGGCGTCTGCGCCACCGGTTCCAGCGTTGCTTCCCCCTCGTGGTAGCGGTAAATGGCAAAGCCCGTCAGCGTTCCGCTGAAGGCCAGATTTCCCGCCTGCAGGCCGCCTCCGGCGAAATCCGTCTGGAACAGTGTGTTCCCGGAAAACGCCCCCGGCGTCCAGCCGTCCTGGTTCAGAATCTGGTCCAACACACTGGCTTCCAGAACCTCACCCGTCACCCACAGATAGTCACAGGTTTGGACGCCGCCCAGCGTCAAAGAGGTAATGGATCGCCCCGCCAGCTTTACCTCGCTGCTGAAAAGGTTGCCGGACTGAGTACCCTTGGAGGGATACAGCTCCGGTCCGGGGTACAGGGTCACGGCGGGATACAATGCGTTGATCCACGTCACCTGCCGGAGATAGATTTGTCCGCCGGTGATCACCAGCGTCCATTCGTCCGCCGCCGTTACGCCGCGCAGGGCGTCCTTCCAGACCTCCCCGCCATCTACCGTCATAGAAACGCCGGACTTCCCCAGCGTCACGATGGCAGCGCCCCCATTCAACCCCACCGTCAGGATGGGGTTGTCGCGGGTCACGTCCACCGTCCCGCTCCACACCAAGCTCCACGGCTGAGCATAGTTCATCGGCTGCCCCGTCACCTTGTCCCAGATCACGGTCCCATCCGCTCCCAATACCAGCTTTCCGTTTTGGACGCGGTTTTCTCCTGCCGCCGTGCCCTGCACATCGTACAGCCCCGGCCATGTCACCCGGATACCGGACTTTTTGCAGTTGGGACAGGCCACCACCGCGCCGGTGGGGGTGGCGGTAGCGTAGGCCACCCGGAAATCCACCCATCCGGTGTCCGCCTGTACGCCGTTTTCCGTCTGCACCTGGCAGCGGACGGCGTAATCCGTGTCGGAAAACAGGCCGTCATACTCCATCCGCAGCTCCGCCGTGCCATAAATGCGCCCACTGTCATAGAGCGCCGTATCGCTGCCTTTTGCCCGGAGCATCCACCGCACCCAGTTCAGCGTGTCCCCCTGCGCCTGCGTATAGGTCGCCGTAAAGGCGTACTTCCGCACCGCCAGCGGCGAGGGGATGGCGGCCACGGTCAGTACCGGGTCCGCCCTCGTCAGAAAGACCGATGCGCTCCGCTGGGTCACGCTCTCTGCATCGGTCTCCCCCCACCACTGCTTGATGATCAGCTTGTACTGCTGCCCGTTCCCCATATTCGCCCCGCTCAATGCGTCAGCCGGAATGGTGTGGGTAAACAGCACGGTGTTTCCGGCGTAGTCGATCCCATAGAAGGGACATCCCTCCGTCAGCTTCCCCGTGGTGTACACCTGTGTGGACGCCGCATCGTTTTTGCAGATCGTCAGGGAAAACGCGGTCATAGCGGAGTTGCCGTTCACCTGCCAGCTCACCGCCAGCGGCTTTGTAATGTCAACCGTGCCGTTTCCCAGTTCCCCAAGGGACGATGGATAAATATTCGTTGGTTGGAATAATGCCATGCGCCCGCCTCCCTTAATGTTTGTAGAGGCCCAAGTTCCCGGCCCCGTGGTTCAATGCCTGCATGACCTGCGCAACGGTCAGGCGGTTGGCCGCCTCCGCCCCGATCTGAACGCCGTTCACGCTGTAGCTGTCTCCGTAGTGGTCATAGCTGGTCCGGCTCATCACCGTTTTCCCCGGCATGGTGCCGCCGCGCTCCACCGCGCCGTACAGCCACCCAAGCTCGCTCATCCGCTTTTGGAAAGTGCTGTCCGCGCTGGGTTCCAGCATCTTCTCCGCCAGCAGCGGGGGGATCACGATTTCGTCCTGACTGGTGGCCTTGATGCCCCCCAGTCCCCGCAGGATACCGCCGGAGTCGAACTTCTTGTACGGGTCCTTTCCACCGTACTTATCGTTGATCTTGTTCTGCCGTTCTTCTTTTAGTTTGTCGATGGTGGCCTGACTGGCTCCGCTCTTCTCCGCGTTCTTGATGGCCAGAGAGTAGTCCACGTTGCTGTCATAGCCGTTGCCGCCGGACGAACCGGACGAACCGCCCTTTGAAGAACTTCCCCCGGAGCTGCTTCCGCCCCTGTCGGGGTCTTGCCCCCCGTACATGGCGTTGATCTTGTTCTGCCGCTCTGTCTCTAACTGCTTGATCAGCCCTTCCCCGGCCCCGGACTCCTTGGCCTGCTTGATGGCAAGAGTGTAGTCCACGTTCTTATCAAAGCCCGCGTAGTACATATCGTTGCCATCCGCATCCACCTTGGGATACAGCCCGGAGAGGTCCGCTCTGGCTGCTCCCTGATGCACGTTGATGGCGCTCTTGGCGTAGCCGTTCTCGTCATAAGTGATTACATACCCGTTTTTCTCAACGGTTCTGCCCGCAAGTTTCTGGTCCCGGCTCATGTCCGCGCCGGTGTAGGAACCCTTCACGCCCTTGCCGTAAGGCGTGGTATCCCGGTAGTTCAGGTTGGCGTCGCTGCCGTCCGCCAACTTCCAGCCGGAGGACCCGGAAGGAATGAACCCTTCGTTCATCTCCGTCTGCGTCCAGCCGCCGCCCGGATTCTTCGTGTAGTCGAAGTGGTAGCCTCCGGTCGCCCCGGCCGCGCCCATCATCCCCGGTAGCATCGTCTGTCCGGGGAGCATAATCCCATTCATAGCCCCGGCAATGTACTGGTTCAGTTTGCCCAGCAGGTTGTTGACCTCCTCCACCTGCTGACGCATCTTGGGTGTTCCGTTTCTGGCAATGTCGCTGAGAATATCGTCAATGGTCCGGGTAGGTTCCTGCAGGCTGTCCGTGATCCGCTTCCACTCGGCTTTCAGGGTGTCATAGGTTTCCTCGATGAGCTTTTTCTTGGCTTCCAGTTCGTCGATTTCCCGCTGAAGGGCCAACTCCCGCTCATACTCCGCCAAGTCCTCCTTGGCCTTTTCATAGGCGTCCTGTGCGGACTTCACGGACGAGGCGTTGGCTTCCCACTCCCACTGTCCGGTTGCGGCATTGAATACCCGCACCGTCCGTTCCTTCTGGGCTTCCAGCAAGGCGTTCTGCTTTTCCAGCACCGCCGCCTTCAGCTGTTCCAGTTTCAGGGCTTCGTCCTCGGCCTGCTTGGCGTCCTTCAGCGCCGCGATCTGCTTGTCAATGGCGGCTGTCTGCTTGTCCCGTGCTTCCTCCGCCTCTTCCAGCTTTTTGTTAACGGCATCTTCCAGTTCGTCCCAAAGATCCTCCTGCAGCTCCTTGATCTGCTTGGTGATCTTCCAGTGCTCCGTGGACAGGGCGTTGATGTCCGCCTGACTGGCCCCGATCCGCCGCATATACTCCGCCTGTGCGTGGAGCGCCGCTTGGATCTGCCGCATCTTGTCGATCTGGTCCGCCGTGCTGTCCCCACGCTCCTGCATGAGGGAAAGCTCCGACTTCCGCAGGGATACGATGTCCTTCAGCCGTTCCAGCTCCGCGTCCTTAGTGGATTTCCCTGTGGACGATGTGGTGGGGGACGTATCCACTTTGGAGGTGGTATCCACCGTCCCGCTGTCCCGCCCGGTGTCCGTAAACATGGACTTGTAGATCCGGTTCAGAACGATGGCACGGGCTTCGTCATAGGTCTTGGCCTTTCCGGTCTGCAACAGGCCCTTGATGGTCCGCTCTACATCCTGCGTCTTGGCGGCACCGATCATGCCCACGGAATAGGCGGCCGCCCCGGCCTCGGTGGCCAGCTGCCGCAGCGCCCCGATCTGCTGACTCAGGTCCAGCTTTTTCTCGTTCAGAACGATCATCCGCTTTACCAGATTGTAAATCTGGTCCCCGGTTTTCCCGGCTTGCTTTTGTTCGCGAATCAAGTCGTTTACATAGTATGTAATGCGGTTTGATGCTTCGTCATACGCTTTATTCAGTTTGTCAAGTGCGGCCTTTGCCTCTGTATTCTTATCACCAAGCACATCATGAGCTTGTGCAAACCGGGCAAGTCCCGTGGTAACGGAATCGTATTCTTTCTGAAGGTCTCCAAGGTCTCCCCGGTTCTCTTTCAGCTTTTCAGAAAGTGACGATGCTTGTGCAATCAGAGATGTTTCGTAGGTTGCTCCGGTCTGATATGCTTTTTTCTCTGTTTCTTCAAACTGGACGCCCAGCGCCTCCAATTCCTTCCGGGACTTTTCCGCCGCTCCCGGAATGTACTGGTCCAGGTATGCGGTCAGTTCCGCATAGCTCTTAAAAGTCCGCCCAGTAAGACCCAGCGCCTCCGCACCGCCCCGACTCTCCCCCATAGAGGTCAGGTGATATACCGTCTCCCCGGTTCCTACATACCCTCCGGCGCTTTTCAGGGTGCGCTTGGCCTGTCTCTCTTCCAGTTTTTTGAGTTTTTCAATCTGCCGTTCCAGTTCGGCGTTTTCCTGTTCCAACGCCGCCTTTTCATTCAGAATTTCCGGAGTTTTTTCGTTCCAGCCAAGCTCATTGATCTCGGTGAGCCGCCGCCGATTTTCCTCCAACTTTTCTGTGTTGTCGGAAATGTCGGTGTTCAGTTCGTCAAGGCTTTTCCGGTAGTCCTCCGTGGCATTCCACAAAAATTCAAACGCCGCTACCGTCGCGCCGATGGCAAGAATCCACGGGTTCATGGTGATCCCAGCCGCCGACAGTTTTGTAAACGCCGCCGTCGCGCCCTTGGCCGCCGCCTGAATACCGATCAGCCCCAGCGACACCGCTCCGGCAGTCACCGCCGCGTGCCCAAGGTCCGTGTTCAGGGATTCTACCGCGCCGATCAGAACGTCCAGTCCGCCCTTAACGGCGTCGGTGCTCACCATGCTCTGGATGAACTCCGTCCATTCGTTTTTCAGAATGTTGGTCTTGCGGGTCCAGCTGTCCAGCGCGTTTTCAATTTCCTTGTCCGCGCTGCCTACGGCGTTGGCGTAGTCTTTCAGCATGGACTGGTACATATCCCAGTTCTGGATCAGAGCCAGCAGCTGGCTCGTCCGCAGCTTGCCGCCGATGTCGCTGACCATCTCCATTAGCTTCTGTTCGGTCAGCAGCCCGTCCTTCATGCTCTGGGCAAGGCCCCCGATGGCCTCCATGGGGTCAATGACCTCGCCGGTGGCCTTCGCCGCTTCATACGCAGCCGGGGCGTACTCCCGGATCACGTCCTTCAACCCGGCGATTTCTCCGGTGGTCCACGTCACGCCCTCGTCGATCTCGGTTTTCGTGTCCCCCACGATGTTCAGCACCAAGGCCCGGAAGGCTCTTGCCGCTTCGCTGCCGCTCCGCTGGGTCACGGCGGTGATCGTACCGATGGCCGCCGTCAGTTCATCGATCCCCACATGGGCCTGTGCCGCCACGGGAGCCACGGTCCCCAAGCCTTCCGCCAGCTTCTCAATGCTGGTGGCGTACTTGTTGTCGATCTCGTTGGCGCCGTCCAGCACCTTGGTCAATGCGTCAATATCGCCCTTGTACTGATACGCCGCATCCACGGACAGCAGGAATTGCTGGGCCGTTTCCGCGCTGGTGTCGCCCACCAGTTTTGTCTTGGTGGCCAGCTCCGCCAGTGCGTCCGCCTGTTCGCCGTAACCGGCACGGGCAAACGCTGCCACAGAGTTCAGATATTCGTCCGCCGCCTCGCCGTAGGCCGATGCCATCTCATAGGCCCGGTCCCGCAGTTCCTCCATCTGCTCCGCTGTAAAGCCAGTTACCTTGCGGACCGTCACCATCTCATCGTCCACGGCCTTCATGGTGGAAATGGCGTCCCGGAATGCCCCAATGGTCTTGGAGACGATGGTGCCCATCACCTGCCATTGCAGCATTTTCAGGTAGACGTTGGTAAAGCTGTCCCCTAACAGGTTGGTTTCCTCGGTCATCTCCTTCGTGCCCTTCTGGACCTTATCGGAGGTGTTCAAAAACGCTTCTCCAAACGCCGTGGCACCGTCCGCCGCACTCTTGCTTGCCGTAGAAATCCCTGTTAGCGCTTCAGCTTGCTTTTGAATTGCCGTTGGGTTAGTGGAAATTTTCTGTAAGTTCCCCGCCAGCTTCCCGGCGGCATTGGCTGCGCCGTTCAGACCCTGCGCCGTGCCGTTCAGATTCACCTTCGTGGAGGAAACCGACGCTACCTCCTGCTTCAGCTTTGCGATCTCCGCCCGGACCTCTGTAAAATCGGGTACGCCCTTAAAGATAATTTTTGCCATGCTTCACCGCCCTGCCTTTACTTCAATATCCTTCGTCACCCTCCCGGCCCGTGTAGCCGTTGGCTTCGATCTGTAATTCTGCGTCCTGTTGGTTCATGGCCCGTACCAGCGTTTCCTCCGCCCGTCCGCCTTCTACCAGTTCCGTGACAAAATTTTCAAAAAACGGTCTGGCCGGTGGCCTCCGGGTCCAGTCATAGGGCGGGTCCAGATGTTCAATGCGCCCGATCAGTGCGTCTCCGTTCAGCGGGTTTTCCACCTGTTCGCTCTCGCCGCTGGGCTGGTAGTCCATGGAAACGCTGTCCTCTGTCACCGCAAACTCCGTGTTGCCGTCGATGTCGGCCAAGCCGCCGTATTCTCCCCGCCGGATATATTCCTTTGGGTCGAATTTTTCGTATACGTCGCCCTGCACGTGCTCAAAAAGGCATTGGGACAGATCCTCCCGCAGCGTGGGCATGGCCCCCGCCAGCGCCGCCTTGAACCGCTGTTCCAGTGCCGCCATGTCCTCGTCCAGCCCTGTGATCCTGGCAGATGCGCTCCCGCTCATATCCCCGCTCCTTTCCATCATTTTCGTGACCTCACGAAAATGATCCCAAGCATACGCCAAAGCATGAGATCCTCATGCTCTCCCGTCCGCCGGGGATCAAAAAGCGGGGCCGACCGCCGGGTTTCCCCGGCAGTCAGCCCCGCTCGGCTCATCCTATCCAACGCTTAGGATAAGGCGTTTTTGGTGTGTCCCTTACTCGGCGGTGACTTCCAGAACCGCCTGCGCAGTGTACTTGGCAGCACCCTCGGCGGGATACTGGATGGCGATGCTCCCGGTGCCCTGCGTGCTCCCGGCGGTCACAATGCCGTCCTTGGAGACCGTGGTTCCGGTAGCAGTCCCGGCGGTCACGGTGTACTTCAGCAGGCTTGCGGGAGAGGGCGTCACCAGTTCCCCGTTTTTCATAACCAGTTTGGCATTCACGGGGGCAGTGCCACTGGCGGCCACGCTCACCACGCCGCCGATCACAGCGATCCCGGCCACCTCGTCGCTCTCCTCGTCGGGAACCAGCACCATGTAGGCGGAAGTGCCCATGCCGCCGCAGGCGTCGCACTCGGCGGAGATCACGTCGGCGTCCTCATTGATAGCGCGGCCGGTGATGGTGGTGGTATCGTAGTTGGACTGGTCGCCGGTGGTGTTGGCCCCTTCGGGGTTCAGATACAGGCGGGGCACGATCAGGTAGGCCCAGCCCCAGCGGGTGCCCTTGTTCTTGCCGGACACGTTCTGGTATACGGCGATCTGCGCGGTGAAGTGTACGATGCGGCCATTAAAGGCGCTGTGCACCACGCCCACCTGAGCCGCGGGCTTCCGGGCGAAGTACCACACCTTGTAGCTCTTGCCGCTCTCAGCGGTGAAGCCGGTAATGGCACCGGTGGCAGGGTCGATGGGATAGGGAACGCCGCCCACAGAGTAGGAGGAAGCCGCGCCCACCTCCTGCACGTAGCAGAAAATGGAGGAATAGCCGTACTGGGCCACAGGCACCAGCTTACTCACGTCGGCCTTCAGGGAAGTGCCCGTGGCCTCCACCGTCTGACAGACGGGAGAAACGGCGTTGTAGCTCACGGTGCCGCCCACAGCCATCATCTTGCTCATCAGGTCGAAGTCCGCGCGGGTGAAGTTCACCTGCGTATCGCTGTCGCTGGCAACAATCGTGGCAACGCCGTTGCCAAGGCCCGCTCGCAGAGGGTCGATGTTGCCGGAGAACTGGATGTTACCGGTGGAGAACTTGTCGCTCTGGCTCAGAACCTCGCCGGTAACAGGGTCCTGAAGCTGTGCGGAGCAAATGCCCTTAGGGTAGAGTCTCTTGTCAGTAAAAGTGATCATGTCTGTTCACACTCCTTTTAAGTTTGTTCCTTGTTGTTGGTAAATTGGCTCAGCGGGGTCATGTCTCCCGCGTCGTCCCGCTCCCGGTCATAGAAAAGGTGGGGTACAGGGTTCCCGCCCTTCCACTTCACGCCGTTGCCCTCCGAAATGCCGCAGATCAGATAATCTGCCGCCCGCTGGATGGCTTCCTGACGCCGTTTTAGCTTCAGCAGGGGCCATTCGTCCATCTCTGTTTCCTCACAGCCCGTAAACAGGGCGATGGAGGAAAGCAGACCGGCCGGGTCCCGGCGCAGTTTCGGCCCGTTTCTCCGGGCCAGCTCCGCCTCCGCCTCCAACAGGTCCGGGTTGGCGTCCTCATCCGTCAGCTCAATGCCGTTCTGATAGGCCAGAATAGCCCTGAGCCTCTGGAATTGTACCGGGGTAATGGTGATTTCTTCCTCGCCGTTCCATGTAAAGCATATCCCCTTTAAATCCATTGTGTTTTCAGGAGAAAGTTTCACATGAAACAGGCGGATGCGGTCCGAAAGGCTCCGGCCCTCCCCCAGCCGCAGCGCCAGCGCCAAAAACGCCAGTGCCCGGTTGAAAAGACCCACCGGTTCTTCCCCCCGCTCCATACTTTCCAGATCCATGACCCAATAGGCTGTCAGCAGAGGCATGACTGCATAGCGCACAGGGAGCGCCTGCTGGATCACGTCAATGGCGGGTCTCGCCCGCTCAAATTCCTCCTGCTCACATACCCGGATGGGCCATAGGGTCAGTCCGGCGGTTTCTACGGGTTCGTAGCGGTCCGCCGCCCGCTTGATATTCCGTGAGAGTTCCATCCTTTTAATTCATCCTCTCCAATATCTGAAATCAAATGGCAATGCCCGCGCTGGCAAACAGCGCCGCAATACAGGCCCCGGCGATCAGCCAGATCACCTTGTCCACGAGACTGTCCCACCGTTTGGCGGACTTCCCTTCCATCTCCGTCATCTTTTCATCGATTCGGCTCACTTTGGTCCCCATTTCTTCCTGCTTGGTCGCCATTACCTCTACGCTGGCAGTCAGCTTGAGCAGCGCCTGCTGATCCCGCTCCACATCGGCCATGCGGTGTTTCAGGGACTTGATCTCGTGCTCGTGGCCCTCTATCTTTACGGCTGCTTCTTCCATGTTCATGGTGGCTGTCCTCCCGTTGTGAATTTAGTAATCCTCAATGGTATCCCCCATGGCGGCTTCGCTTTCCGCCCAATGTATGCTCATTTTCAGTTCCCGGCCTACCACCGTGCCCGTCTGGTCATATACCGGGCGGCTTCCGTTGTCCGCGTGTGCGGCACGGGAGAAATCGCACACGCCGATCCCCGCCAGATTCACCCCGTTCAGCGCTTCGATAATGCACTGCTCCATATCGTAGGATCGGGCGTATGCCTCCGTTTTGGTAGTAGTCTCTTGGTTCACGTTGCAGGAAATCACAAACGTGATCCCGATCCGCGCGTCAAAGGGCGTCTGTGAAAAAATGCGGCCCAAATAACATTTGATCGTGCTTTTCGCCTCCGTCTGGGCTTCTCCCCAGAACTTCTGAGCGTAAAGGCGATACCCTTTTGGGTGCTTGCGGCGCTGGGTGTTGCTGTCTACCACAGGCTCGTTCCCGTCAAAAAGAAGGCTCTGCTTCTCCTTGGCCGTAGGCAGCCGCTCTCCCAGTGGCTTGGCCCCGTCATGCCATAGATATTTCATCAGCCGGACGCGGGGGCGGGTGTTGTCATCCACCGGCTCGTAGCCGTCCGGCAGCGGCAGGTCCATCAGATAGGTCAACAGCTTGTGGGGGATCTCCTCCGCCCCACGGAAGGTCAGAAACCCGCTTTGGACTCGCTCAAATGGATAGGTGGGGCTGTGGAAGGCCGGGTTCATTGTGCGCCGCCCTTCCGCTGCTGAAAGGCCGCGTCAAAGGCGCTCCGGGCCTCCTTCAGATCGTCCAGCGTCTTTTGCACCGCCTCCGGCGTCATGCTCTGCGCCGCAAGGTCCTGAAACCGGCTCACGGGATCGTTCATGGCTTGCAGCATCCCGTAAATCTCCGTTTTCAGCATCTTTTCCAGATCACGGTAGTCCGCCAGCAGGTCAAAGGCTTTGTCCCGCAGCTCCGGCCCTTTCCCCTTCATGCGGTCGATTTGGTTAAAAATGTGACCTCCGGCCCAGCGGTCGTAGTCGTCGGCGGACATGAGGTAGGTTTCTCCCTCCACCGGCTCAAAGTCCTCTCCCAGATACAGCTTTACAAAGCCGCCCATGAGATACCGGCTCCGCCGTTCCACATTCTCCTTGAAGTAGGGAAGCACCTGTCCCCCCTCCACCCGGACCTCCATCCGGTCAAAGCACCGTCCGGCGCACTCCGCCGCAAACGCCGCCTTTTCCATCAGGGGTACATAGTCTCTGGCTGCCAGCAGCCCTTCCTCCGTCAGCTTTTTCCATTCCATATACGTCATTCCTTTCAGATTTTTTGGAATTTCTCACGGTTGCTTCCTCGCAGGGGACACAAGGCCGCCTGCGGTGTGTTCTCCCATTGCCCGGTCACGCCGCACAAATGCTGGTGCCCGCAGATGGGGAATTTCTGCCCCGGCTGCATCTCGCACAGCAAACTCACCGTTCCGGGCCGCTTGTAAGCGTATGGACACTTCTCTGCCATCTCACAAGCCCTCCAATTCGATCTCCGCGCTGACGCTTTCACCCTCGCACTTGGCCGTTACCGTCAGCGGTTTTGGGCTGTTCCCCCAGCACCTTACTGTCAACCGGTTTCCATTGACACTCACGCTGTAAGAACCCTCTGCGGCTCCCTCATAGGTCCACTCTACCGCCGCGTCCTGTCGAACGCCGCCGATAAACAGCGCTGCCTCCAAGGTTTCCACATCGTAGGGGGCCATGTAGCGGGGAACCTCGTTCAAAAACTTCACCGATGGCGTTTTCTCGCCGGACGCCTCTACCGTCACCGCAAATCGTCCTTTATAGGCCGGGTTCTGTTTCAGAGCGGCGATAATCTGGCAAGTGCCCTCGGCGACCGCCGTCACTTTTCCGTCCGCGTCCACCGTGGCCACGTTGGGATCGTCCGACCGCCACACATAATTGATCGGGTGTTCTGCGGTGCTCTCCACATCCGTCCCGTTTCGCTGAGATCGTGCCGTAAAGAAAACGGTATCCCCCGCCGTCATCCGGGGACTTCCGGCAACAAATACCGCCCAGGAGAAGTTCTTCCCGCCTGCCACTTTCGCCTCCATATCGTCGATCTCATGGTTCGGCTCCTGCATCCGGGCGTTGAAATACAGCAGGTGTGTGCTCTCATCGTCCCCGGTAAACTCCTGTGTAATGTCAGAATATCCGGTGATCTGATAGGCCCGCCGCCCTAAGATCAGGCGGCTGTTCTGGTCCAGCTGCTCTGTGTTGGCGTTGCGCTGGCAGATGATGTTGAAATAGCCCTGCATGATGAGGGTCATTTCCTGGAAGTCGTTGGCCGTGGCCTGTGCCAAGGACTTTTCCACAAGGATCGGTTCTTCCCGGATGTTTCCGTACCAATCCAGAAACCGCCATACAGCGTTGCACCGCCGCATGATCCCGGTCCCTATTGCGCTGGACAGGTTGGAGGGGTTCGTCACCAGCCAGTAGGAACCCATGGTCTCCACCTTGGCTCCCTCCGGGATGTAGTCCACCCCGGCATCCGCCACCAGAAATGCCTTCTGATCATCGGTTTTCCGGGTAAGGCTGACGCCCTGCTTGGTGGTGTCGGAAAGGCGGATGTGCTTTGTGCTCCACCGGTAGAAGTCACCGGGAACCAAGCCCTGCATCCGGGCCGTCACAAAGTCCGTAGCGTAAGGAGCCATTTCCTCCACAAACCGAGCCGTGGCATCCGCAAAATATTGCCGCTTCCGGTCCCGGTATTGAGCCGGAGCGTTGGTCGCCCTGCCGTTCCCGCCGCCCAAAAGGCCAATGTTTTTCATGCCGTGCTTGGCGTCCGCCATGTGGTCCCCTCCTTTCAGATCAGCTCCATCTGCCGTGCCGACCGGTGGAACGCCGTTGCGTACAGGCAGTCCTGCTCATACTTCCGCAATTCCTGATTCAACAGCCCCCGGTTTTGCAGTTTTTTCTTGCTGCCCTTTTCCATGTACTGCGGCTCGTTAGGTGGGTTAAAGCTCCGGTCATGATCCTTGGGCGCGTCGCTGAGCCAGTTGCGGAAAAACCGCTCGTCCCATACGGAGGCTACGCACAATCCCAACAGCCGCTTCTGCTCCGCTGTCAGGTCATGGGCAAAGGCCCCGTCGGTGTAAAAGTCCATTTCGTACTGCAATCCCGCGTCCATCTGGGGAGGAAAGGTCACGGTCCCGGTCTCCGGGTCATACACCGCCTCTCCATACGGTACTAAGAGTACGGACCCGTCCGGCTGCTCCGCCCGCTGTGCGCAGGAGAATAATTCGTAGCCGGTCATCCCAGTCTCTACCTTCGTTTCTTTCGCAATGCTTTCCAAGGTGGAGACCCATGCGCTGTCCCCGTAGGCGGGTTCCGTCAGTCCCTCCTTCAGGTAATCCACCATCTCAGGGGGACGGTTGAATACCGGGATCGCGTTTTTCATGTACAGGCTCATCCGCCGAAGGAACCGCACAGGGCTTTCCGCCGCCTGATCCGTCAGTCTCACGTCATCAATAAAAACCATGGCATGGTCCGAAATGATCTCGCTCCAACTCGTTCCCATAGCCGCCCTCCTTTTTGGACTGTTTTTATATGTTCTCCGTCCTGTCTGTTTTTCTTCGGAACGGTCATGTTCTGTTTTAATATTGCCCCATGCCGCCGCATTCCCAGTGGCATGGGGCTTTTTGCCTGTTTTCTCTCAGCCGGTCCAGTCGGCCTTGGTCTCCCGCACGTCGATGTGGGTAAAGCCCTGCTTACTGTAAATGCCCACGCCGCCCCAGTCAGGCATCAGCTGTCTGGCATAGGCCGCCACCTGTTCCGGCTTCTGTCCTTCCACGGAAATGTCGGCTGCGGTGCCGTAACAGTGCTGGCTGTCCGTCACGCCGCCCGCCTTGGCGTTGTACTGGGGTGTCCGGTATCCGCTGTTGATCCGCACAGCGGAACCGAAATGTGTGCGGATGGATTCCAGCACCATCACAAGGCGGGGCGCCACCAGAACGGCGTCGCTGCCGTCCCTGCAGGCAAACTCCTTGACCTTGAAGTGGGCGGAAAGACGCTTGTTTCCGTCCTTGGCCTTGGAGTATCCGTTGATTCCAACCATGCTCATCACCTCATTTTGTATAATGCACGAACCATCTCTGCCCGTGTCACCGTCTCCCCCGCATTGCTGTCCGTCAACAGCCCCTTGGCCTTGCCCCATGCCAGCGCCGGTTCCTCCGGATTGACTGGGGCCGGGGTAGGGTTTGTGGTAGCCGCCTTCCGCTCCCAAAACAACAGCAGCGTGGGCACCTTCCGGGAGCTGATCACTTTGCCGCCGGGGAAGATTCCCTGCGTGGAGCCGCCGCCGTCCAGCATGAGGGCATCCACCACGCCCAGCCCCAGCAGCTTGTTTTGGAGCTGTTCACGGGTCAGACTGGCCTTGTCGCACCAAAGGCAGACCTTGCCGTTGGCCAGCCAGCCTACCGCCGTCCGGGCCGCAGACCGGGCCACATCCGGCGTGAGGTTTCGCCGCAGTTTGGCACCCGCTTTCAGGAGAGGGACGCCGGAGAGGAACGATCCTCCCCGGTCCGTCAGCATCTTCGGAAGTCCGTCGCTGCCGATGGAAATGCCCCAATCCTGATACGCGTCTCGGCTGATAATCTTTCCGTCAATCACCGTCCAGCCCACCGGCTGAAACTTCCCGTTGAACAAATAGCCGTTAATGATGTGGGTGCAGCCGGTTTTCGCCTTGATCTGCGCCGGGGTCAGCTTTGCCGTGTTGTGGTAGATCTGCGCTCTCGCGCAGTCGAAGGTATCAACCATTGACTCTCACGGCCTTGGTGGGATGGCCGCTCTCATCAAAGGTAATGCGGTAGTGGCCCTCCGGCACCCAGACTTCCTCCTCGGTGTTGGCCTTGGCAGGGTTGTACCGCATGTAATCGTGGAGGTGCTTCACGTCCTCCGGCTCGGTCTCCGCGGGAATAAAGCCCTCCTTCATTTCCTGCTCAGACCAGCCGGTCTGGGGGCCGTCGGGAGTCATGGTGTAGTCCAGATGGAAGGTGGCGCCCGCCGCCTTCAGCTCGGCGTTAATCTCGCTGAGCTTCTTGCCGTTCTTCTTGCCCTCGTTGATGATTTCAGCAAATTTCTTTTCCATGATTTGTTCTCCTTTCAAATCAAAAAAATGGTTGTCGATCCTATCTATGTCCCCCTTGTCCGCATCCCCCGTCTCTCGTTCCCTATGGGGGTTGGTTTCCAAAGGCGTGGACCGAGGCCCCCGGCCTTTGTGTCGTTGGGGGTCCAGGGCGAAGTCGAAACGCCCTGGTGCTTTTCTTCCAGGGGTGTGGGGCGGGTTCTTTTCCAGAAAAGAATGCGCCCCACGTCCCTGCGGTGGGAACTGTCCCTTGCGGGAGCAGAGAACTATGTGAAAGCGCG